AAAAGCAAAGGCATTGAACTTGTGGAAGTAGAAAAGCCAACATTAAGCGAACCTACAAAAATTGATTCTTCAAATTATTGGAAACAGTACGCTGAAGACCAAAAGGAATTATTTGAAGTCAACCTTCAGAAGTCAAAAGACGAAAGCGCTGAAAAGCAAAAAACAATTAATTGGCTTGCTAAGAACAGGGTGGCCAACAACGACGACTTGAAAGACGATGAATTGAAAGCTTCAATTCAGGCGTCAATTGATTCACTTAACAAACTTGGTTACTGATGAAAAATAAACTTATAGGTTTACTTATGCTTCTTGCCTTGTCTTCTTCATGCGTTGCTCAGGGGCTTACAAAACAAGTCATTCTTGATGCCATGGAAGGGCGAAACGTAGACCGCCACCTGAAGACCATGATTAACATGGTTGCTGAAATCGATGAATTGAGCGCTCAGAACGAAACTTACCGCCTCCGTAGTAAACTACTAGAAAACAGGGTAAACGCTCAGGAAGGCGAAATTTCGCACCAAAGCGGGGTTATTTCGACCCTTCAGGAAGCTGAAGCTGAAGCAATCGACAGTTTGAACGCTTATAAGGTCACTTCATACGGTCAGTCAATTCAAATAAACGACCTTATTACTTTGGTGATCGAACCAATGAAGGAAGATGCCAAAAGGCAACGACGACGGGAAACATGGAAAGACATAATTATTGGCTTTCTTCTTACAACACTTGGCGGCTTTGCGGGCGCTATAATATTTTAGGTATGCACTTTGGTTATTCAGCTTTTTGGGTTTGGTTACAGAAGTTTTTAATGGATTGGTTACAGCCTCAGCCCGACGATGAGGAAAATTTACCTGAAGAAAACACCCCTGAACCCGAGCCTGAAGAAGGAAACGAGGAAAATTTACCCCGAAACGAAAACTTACCTAAGTTTGAAACACCGCCGCCGCCACCAAAAAAGGAAACTATGAATTTCAGAAATGACATTACAATTATTCTATCAGCGGGCCACGGTGCAACTGACCCATTGACGGGAGAATACCATTGCCTTGCGGGGGGCAAAGAATACACTTACAGGGACGGGCGAAATGTTCGTGAAGGTGACCTTAACAGGCTATACGCAAAGTCCTTGGAAAAAGCACTTTTGGAAGCGGGGTATAAGGTCGTCAACGTTCACCATGAAATACAAGACTACAGCCTTGACAAGCGTATTAAGCTTGCCCAAGAAGTCAAAGGCGAATGTTGCCTTATTCCAATACACCACAACGCAAGTGTTCGGCACAACGCCAAAGGCTTCGAAGTATTCACAACAAGGGGCAAGACCCCAAGTGACGATTTAGCGGAGTACATTTGGTTTAAGGTGAACCTTCTAAGGCGTATGTTCAAGAACCTAAGAATGAGGCATGACATAGCCACCGACGGCGACCATGACAAAGAAGCAAACTTTAAGGAAATAAAGCACTTTGAAAACTACCATAAGAATACGGCCTTCACGGGGGCCTGTGCTTACATTGAAAACGGCTTTTTCGACTACAAACCTGATCTTGAAAGGATAGAAAACAAAGATTTCTTAAGGCATTTCACCATCGCCGTAGTAAAGGCAATCGACCTGTTTTATAAGAAATAAAGGCTGAGAATAGTGCTTTCATGCTTGCCCTCTTGTTGGAAACGACAAGGGGGCTTTTATATTTAATTGAACTAAAAATATATAAAATGCTTTATTTTATATATATTTGCATTCGTAACAATTAAAGTATAACAGAAATGGAAATTGACAACTTAGTAGAAAACGAAAACAGTATTTTGGTTTCATACTACAAAGAAGAAGAATCTGAACACCTGAGCGGTATAAGTATTGCCAAGGCGAATTTGGAAAAGTACGCTGAAGACAACAATTGGCTTGAAAGCCTGTCTGACACTTGCGTAAATGGTGAACACGTACAAACCTTTTTTACCTGTGAATTCGAAGACATACAGGGCGGGGATTTGAATAATTTAGTAATTGAATATTTAACTTATAAAAGCACTTTAAGAAATGGCGAAAGTATTAATTGATATTGACAGCAACACGGACACGCTGATTGATGACTACCAAACTACTTACAGGGAACTGAACGGCAAAAAAATAAGCCGTTCAGATGTGATCAATAAAGTCTTCCTTGTTCTAAGGCCCAACGTTGAAGAAATGACGGGCAACATGAAAGAAATTATTAACCAAAAAGAATCTACAGAATGACAGCAATTTCAATGCAAACCCTTGAACAAAGAAGGGCTGAATTGGTGAAGGCTCGGGATGTAGCAATAACCAATACAGAAGTTTACACCGTAAGCGCAAGGCTTGAAGAACTTAATTACTTAATAAAGGTAGCAAGTGAAGACGGTAGATGAATATTTAGCCGAATACGGGCTTACACAGAAAGACTTAAGTTGCACTTACAGCCATGACAGGGGTGTATACCTTCGGGCAAATGCCATGATACTAAAGTATTATGAAGACTTTAAATTTTTCGGTAAGGCCCCAATTTGTAGGCGGCTAAATATTAAAAAATCAAGACTAGACAACGCCATAAACGGCAATTAAATAACTATACATTATCATCAATGACACAAGTAAAAACAACCGTCAAGAACATTCTTCTTACTGATAATATTCAGAAACGGTTTCAAGAAATTCTTGGCAAAAAAGCACAAGGTTACATTAGTTCAGTAATTCAGATTTCGCAATCGAAAAACATGGTTGGCGTCGATCCGACTTCAATAGTTGCGGCGGCTGTAACAGCGGCAACATTAGACTTACCAATAAACCCGAGTTTGGGCTTTGCTTGGATTGTTCCCTATAATGGAAAGGAAAAGAATGAAGCGGGTAAGTGGGTTGAAGTAAAGAAGGCCCAATTCCAAATTGGTTGGAAAGGGTTTGTTCAGTTGGCCCAAAGAAGTGGCCAATACAAAAGAATCAATGTCGTCAAGGTTTATGAAAGCCAATTTAAGTCATTCAACGCATTGACTGAAGACCTTGATTGTGACTTCAGCATGGAACCCGACGGCAAAGTTGTAGGGTACGTTGCTTACTTCAGGCTTGTCAACGGGTTTGAAAAGCTAAGCTTTTGGTCAACTGCAAAGGTAGACGCCCATGCAAAGAAGTATTCGAAAGCATACGGCAAGGACTTCAGCGCTTGGAACAAAAAAGACCCTGACAAATATGAAGCGATGGGCCTGAAGACAGTTTTGAAAAATACCCTTTCAAAGTACGGGGTTCTTTCAATCGAAATGCAAACGGCCCAAATTGCTGACCAAGCTGTTGTTACTGAAGAAGGCGAGTTTCAATATGTAGACAATGAACCCGCAACAATTTCAGAACGGGCCCAGGAGAATGAAAGGGCTAGGATTCTAAAACATATTGAAGAATCCGAAAGCATAGAATCCCTTAAGCAAGTTGCGCACCTAGTAAGTGAATACGACCTTGGCGCCGAATATGAAACTAAATCATTAACATTCAAAAAAGACTAAATCATGGGTGATATTTTTAGATTAAGGGCTTCAGCGCTAGGTAAATTTATTGGCAAGAATCATACGCTAATAGCGAAAGGTGAACTTGACAAAATGCGTATTGGTTGGAGTGAAGAATTCAGGTCTATAATGACCGACAAGGGTATTGAACAAGAACCTATTGCAAGGGCGATGTACCAAGATGTATTTGGTCGAAAGGGCCAATTTATTGAAATGTTCGGCAAGAACGTCAAGAATGAATTTATAACAGGCACCCCTGATATTCTTCACGGCGAAATGGTAGTTGATACAAAGATTGCTTACGACCGTTTGACCTTCAGCAAGGCGGCTTTGTCTTGGCTTTACATTTGGCAACTAAAAGCTTATATGTGGCTTACTGAAAAGCAAAAGGCCCGATTGTTCTATTGTATGACTGAAACGCCTGACCACTTAATGGCAAGGGCTGAAAGGAAACTATTCTATTCAGGTGATTATACAACGATGGAAAGCCCTGAATTCCTAATGGCAAAAGAAGAACTGTATAGGATGCATGACATTTCAAAGGTTCCCTTTCATAAGCGGTTTAAGTTTTGGGACATTACACTTGACGACCATGACATTACAATTATGAAGAAGGTTGTAAGCAAGGCGCAAGCCTACATTCAGGAAGAAAACATTAAGGAAAACAAATATTTTGAAACCAATAAGCTTATTCTTCTTGCGAAGGATGCAGCTTAATAAACAACAAGTATGATTACTACAAAAAAGCAAAGGCCGACTTCTAGGAAGTCAGGGGCCTATTTCTTAGCACTAGGTCGGGCCTTAGACCATTTATTAAGGCAAAGGATTCTTGAACTTTTGGAAGGGCAAGAAGAAGGCCTTACAGTAACCGACATTTACATTCGCTTAAGGCTTGAACAGTCGGTTGCATCACAGCACTTGGCTATCCTAAGAAGGGCCAACCTTGTAAGAACCAAGCGCCAAGGTAAATTTATCTTGTACTTCATTAATAAACGAACAGAAAAGCTTATTGGCGATATGCTTACTGTTCACAAAAAGTAAGGTATGAAAAGGACAGCAATCACATTATTAAAACAGAACATTCACAGGGGCCTTGTAGACGGCAAGAACCCCCAAATGATCAAGGGGCAATTGTTTATTACACCTGACCCCGCTCAGGGAATTACAGAAGCTTCCTATTGCTACATTTACCAAGGGGCAAACCGCTTCAAGGTTGCAGCGCAAACCGTAGGAAGAAAGACGCCGTTCAAATGCAAAGGCGTTGAAGTTTTCGAAGATGACGTTATACGCTTTGACTTTGAAGTTGAAGGCGGCGAAATGGCAACGACTTTCGAAAAGGTGAAAATCAACGAAGACGGGGTTTGGTTCTGCCAAGACATACAAAGCGATTCAGTAAGCGTTACCTTGTCCGACAGCATCCTAAGCGAAGGGGCAAAAATAGTCGGCAATTCTTGGACGGGTTACACTTTAGAATAATTTTATATATTTGCGTAAGTATTGCACGGTCTAACAAATAAGTGCGATTAAGAAATAAAGCCCGTTTGTGGATTTTGGACGTTAGACCCCGAATGAAGCGGCGGGCTTTTCAGTTTTATAATAAATGTTAATTACGGGGTTTGATTACAATGTGAATGTTTCCCAAGTTGGTGCCGTAAATTGCGGCCTTATGGGTCTTGTCGACATTGTTGATTTGTCAATATTCAATTCAATTGTAAAGTTTACAAATTGGGAGGGTTGCGAATGGATTACAGATCAAGACGGTCGTTGGTTTTGGTACAGTTGGAAGAACGTAGTAAAAAGGCTACCCTTTTCAGGATTAAAAACAAGATCGCCAATAAAGAAAAGAATAAATAAGCTTGTGAATTGCGGCTTACTAGAAGCAAGATATTCAGCGCCAGGATCACAAAAAAGCTACTATAAATTTGGCCCAAAATATAGCCAATTTATGAACTATAACGAGGGGGCTCTAAAAAGTCCACGTGTACTTAATGAAGTACACGTTGAAAGGGTACCTGTACTCAACGGAGGACACGGACGTGTACTTAATGGAGGACACAATGATAGTACTGTTAATGATAATACTAATAATAGTACTAATGTAAAAGGGCAAATTGAAAATTTGCAACCCCCTTCTTCAGGTGAATTATTTGGTTTAGTTGCCCAAGATGCTGAAGAAAAAAAAGTTGCGCCAAAAAAAGAAGTTTCACCGCTTGAAAAGGCATGGGGCGAATGGCTTGAATACAAGCACAAGCAACACCGATTTAAGTATAAGCTTGAATCTTCAGAAGCGAAGGCAAAAAAATACCTTTGGGAATTGTCGGGGTCTGACCCTGAAACAGCAATAAAAATTATTGATCAATCAATTGCTAACGGGTGGAAAGGGTTCCAACCTTTAAAGGTTCAACCAACAGCCAAACAAGGCGAATACAAAGGGGTAACAGGCCAAGGCGGTTTTGCTGATATAGCTAAGCTTGCCCGTGAAGGGAAAATTTCTATTGATGACGATTTAATGTAAAAGTTATGCAGATAAAAAAATATGCTACTGATGAAGAAAGGATTGAAAAAGTTTCTTTCTACTTGCACCGAATTACAAAGTTGTACGGGTACAAAATGCCTGACCCCGCTGTTGCCTTGGAATTGGTTAAGGTGATCATTAATGACTTGGGGTTTATTCAGCCTAAAGAACTTGAACTTGCTTTTAAGATGGTTGCCCTCGAGAAGCTACCAAACATAAATATTGAAAGCTACGGCAAGACCTTGACCGTTCCCATGATAGCAAAGGTTGTGAAGGCTTACAGAAAACAGGTCAACCTTAATACTAAGCATAAGAAAAAGCAACTTTCTAAGGCTGAAAAAGAAGTATTGAATAAGAAGGCTTTGCTTACTTGGCTTTCAGAACTAGAAACAAAGCCGCTTAACTTCCTTCATTACAATCTTATCGACAAGTATATTTACAAGTTTCCTGACGAATTGAAAATTAGGGTATACCAAGAAGAACTTGAAAATGAAAAGAAGCACCTTGAAAACAAAAAAGCAACTAGTCGACAGGAAGCAATAAGCATACGGATTGCTTTAGGCGGCAACCAACTTGTTGTTGCTGCAAAGACTAACGCAAGGGCAAGGTTGGCAAGGGAGTACGTAGCTGAAGAAATTATAAATTACCCTGAAGCTGAAAGAAGAATAAAAGAGGGCGACCCTCTGTATTAATCACTTATAAAAATTTGGAAGAATGACGAAAGTTACTTTGAAAAAGACGGACTATGTAATGTCCCGAGGAACTGAAACAATTGAATTCAAGCGGGGCGCTTTGATCGATGGAAAGCAAACGAACCTTACGGTAAGCCTTTCTATGAATTACAAGAAGGGCCTTATTAAAACCATTTCGAAACTAGATGACGGTGAACACCCTGAAGAAGGTGAAGGCGGCGCTGATCAAATACCAATGGACTTGTAAATGATGGTCATTTCGCAAGAACTAAGCGCAAAGGGCCCGCTTTATTGGCTTACCGTAACGGTTGGAAACGAAAACTTTACAGTTGAAAGCCCGACAGGTAAGTCAATAAGCGTCACCTTTGAACAGTCAATTAATTACCAAAACGATTCTTTCAGGAAGTTGAAAAACACCTTCAGGATGCTGAGAATACTTTATAACAAAGGTATGCTTCAAAAGCTTCACGCAAACCAAGCAAGGCTTCAATGTACAGCTTCAGAAATGAAAGAAATACTTAATATGTCAACTATATGATTTTATCATTTTCAACTAAATGGGGCAAAGGAATGGGCGCCCTTTGGAACCAACCCACGCACTTTGTAGAAAGGGTACTTAAGTCAATCACAGAACACAACCTTGACGGTAAGTTAGTGGCCCAACACAAAAAACAAGTTTCCCTTAAGCTTGGTTATAAAAGGGTTTCAGATTTTGAACTTGCAATACTGAATTCAAGGCCCAAGGTTCACACCATGCGGGAGGATAAAAAAGACCGTTGGAATGTTGGCAATAAGATTCATTACACAGCATGGAACAGGACAAAGGACAGCGTACAGTTTGCCCCCGTTGGCGAAGTATTAAATATTCAGCGTTGCAAAATACGTCATTGGCCTAACAACAAGCAAACTATTGAAATTGATGACAAGCTGTACTATGACGGTACGGTAATGTTACCCGATGAAGAAAAGCTTCAGGCCTTGGTTCAAAATGACGGATTCGGTTCAGTAGCTTCTTTTTTCTATTGGTTCGGTAATGATTGGGACGGCAAAATAATTCATTGGACAAACCTGAAATATTGATTATGAATTTGATTCACCAACTAAGGCAAAAGTTTGAAGCTGACCTTGATGATAAGGTTTTGATTGTAACAAACCCAAACCCTGAATCTGAAGTAATAATAAAACGAATATAACAATGGCAAATAATACTTTAATTTCTTGGACTGATCATGACCAAGAGCGGTACGGAAAAGACCCTTCTGAAGTTGTACAGGTTAGTCAATCAACACAGAACAAAGTTTTCAGGAACGCCAAGGCGGGCGACAAAATATTTGTATGCTCCTGGTCGGACTTCTTTATTCCTGAAGCTGATAATTTCAGGGCTGAAGCATGGAGAAGAATGAAAGAAAGGCCTGACCTTATTTTTCAAGTTCTGACTAAGCGACCCGAAAGAATACTTTCTTGCTTGCCTGAAGATTGGGGCGACGGTTACCCTAATGTTTGGGTTGGGGTGTCGGCTGAAAACCAAGTACTTCTTGATTACAGGCTTCCTTACCTGAATAAGGTGAAAGCCGCCGTTAAGTTTGTCAGCGCTGAACCGCTTCTTTCGAAGTTAGACTTCAGCTTATACCATGACGAAGAAACGGGGGCTACTGCATACGATTGGGTAATACTTGGCGGTGAATCAGGAAACGAAAAAGGAAAGTACAGGTATAGGCCGTCGCAATTGCGGTGGTATAAAGAAATGATTCAGCAACTTGACTTTCAAAAAGTAGCTGTATTTATGAAGCAAACAGGCACCCACTTAAGCAAGTCGTTAGGTTTGAAGAACAGGCACGGCGCCGACCCTTCAGAATGGCCCCACTTTATCAACCGTCAAAACTTTCCTAATGCCAACGTATAAACAGTCAGACGGTACCCGAATTGAAAAAAGCGTACTTGATAGGCGTATTTCTGAATCTAAAGTTGAATACGGGGAGTTGTTCCTTGACGCTCATTGTTATATTTTTTGTGAGCGCTGCAAGGGTAATAAATACCAATGTTCAGGGAACGCTTCAAGTCATATAATTTCGGTTGATGAATGCCAAAAGTCGGGCCGTTCAGAACTAGCTTATGACATTACTAACCTTGAAAGGCTAGGGCATAAGTGTCACATGGAATTAGAACAATGGAGCCACGCTAAAAGGGAAGCTTGGCAAAAATTTAGGCTTACCGCTAAGGGCTATGATGAATTTATAAAGCAATACAAAGAATAGTTTGTTATATTTGCTGAAGAATTACACGATCGAACTACTTAGTAGGTGTGATTAAAAATACAAAGGGTTTGTAGTGATTCAGCTTTCGATCGTTGATGATTTATGAACCCTTTTCTATTTGTTGAAAATGGAAAATGAAAATTGGAGGCCAATAAAAGGTTTTGTTGGCGTTTATGAAATTTCAAGTTTTGGAAAGGTAAGGTCTTTACCGAGGCTAGTAAAAAGCGGAAAGTCTAAGCGGCTTGTGAAGGGTAGAATTCTGCGGCAAAGAATACATAACGGTTATTTCCAAATTGATTTACATTCAAGGGGGATAAAAAAGACGTATTTCGTTCACCAACTTATGGCCGTTGCCTATTTAGCACACGCACCAAACAGGCACAATATTGTTGTAGATCATAAGGATAACGATAGGCTTAATAACCGTATTAGTAATTTACAATTAATTACTCATAGGTTGAATTCATCGAAAGATAGAAAGGGGGGTAAATCAAAATATGTAGGTGTTTCAAAAGTTCCTAAAGGGTTCAGCGCAAGAATAAGTATTGATGGTAAAAGAATTTTTTTAGGCCATTATGAATCTGAATTAGAGGCCCACAAGGCGTACCAAAATAAATTAAATGAAATACAGCCGTAATTTATTGAAGCTTATACGAATACCGATTTACGACCCGAATATATGCGTAGTTTTCAGGGCATCAGGTAACAAGTACAGAAGGCTATACACAAGGCTAAAATTTAGGGGTAATTATACCCGAATAATGATTATGAAATTCATATAAATGACAAAGAAGAAAAAAGAAGCTCCTGTAAAAAGGACACAGAAAATTGACGAAAGAAAACCTATCCCCGCAATGATCAAAAACATAGGTCGGGATTTCAAAGAAAGGTACCCAAAGGCAAAAGACTTCACTAAGGCCCTGAATGAATTCTTGCAAGACAAGAAGTATGACAACCTTACACTTCAGGAAGCGATACAAGCCTTTGCTGATGCGACGGATCATTATGTAACAGAAAAAGACATTGTTGCAAGAAGGCTAAAAGCTTTTAATCCTGATTGGAAGGTTACGAACATGACTTTTAAGAAAGGCGTTTACGTTATTAAAATAGAAACCCCACATGGTACGGGCCACATTTGGGTAAAGGTAGAAAAGGACGTATTCAGTTACGGCGCAAACGGAATCAAGCACGGCGAAATATGAGGGATATATTAGTAGGGATTGACCCAAGTTTCACAAACATGGGCGTTGCTGTTTACAAGCCTGAAACTAAGGAACTGAACCTAAAGACGGGGGACTATCGATCAATGATAACTTGGCTGAACAAAACGGTAAAGTTGAACCGTTGTTATTTGATCGTTGAAAACCCCGCTTTAGAAAGTAATGTATTCAGTATGTGGGGGGTGATGAAAAAGGAAGTTGAAGAACTAGCAAGGTATGAATCTTGGAAAGCCAAGAAGTCAATGAATATGCCAGGGACTAAAACTATACAAGAAGTCCAGTCGGTGTTTGCCCGTTCAATGAAGTACGCCCAAAACGTAGGGGAGAACAAGGCCGCTGCAAAGTACTTTTTGAATACTGTTGACGGCTTGGCCCCAATAGCTGAAATTTCACCAAGGGAGCGGGACAGGTACGACCGAATGAAAAAGAAGCTAGGAAAGAACGCCAATATAAACCTTGATACTTTACGCTTTCCAACTAAAACTAATCAAACGGTTTTCAATGAATGGACGGGGTACAAAGGGCGTAATTCTGAACACGCTCGGGACGCTGCAACATTAGTATTCAATAGAACTATTTCTTGGGCCAAAACATTGACAAGGCCAAGAAAAAAACCTAAGTCTTACCCTTCAGGGCGCAATGACAATTTCTTCCTAGTTGACAAAGAAAATTACCAAGAAGAATAAAATTGTAAATTTGACTTTCTAAAATCAAACCCATGAGTAAAATAAAGCTTGAAAAATTACACATACACCCCGACAACCCGAAAAGTATAACTGACGTTGAACTTGAAAGGCTGAAGCAATCAATTGTTGGGTTCGAACGTATGCTTGAAATACGCCCTATCATCTATGACGAGAATTTCTTCATACTTGCGGGTAACCAAAGGATGAAAGCTTTGCTTGAACTCGGGTATACTGAAATTCCTAAAAAGTGGACTAAGCAAGTCAAAGACCTTACCGCTGATCAGAAGAAGCAATTTATTGTTCGTGACAATGTAGAAAACGGTCATTGGGTAATGGAAGCTTTTGAAACTGAATTTTGGGAGGACACGCCTTTTCAAATGTGGCTTGGCCCTGAAGAAGAAGTAAAAATTCCTGAAATAAAAATTGGCAATTTTAGTGATGATGGAATACAGCCTTTGACACAATACGGCGTAATTGTTTATTGTGACGATGCCAAGAAGCAAGAAGAAGTTTTTAACAAGCTGAAGGCGCAAGGCCTGAAGTGCAAAATCGTAGTTACATGATCATTGAAATACATAATAAAACGACTGACTTTGACACATACAGGGCCAACAGGGTTAAGTCATTGTTCAACCCTGAACGGGGTAATGAATTCAAATTAAAGGCCGAACTTGACATTACAGAAGATTGGTCAATCGGTTTAGTTGTAGGCCCTTCAGGAACGGGTAAGACTTCAATTGGTAAAAAGTTCTTTCAAGGCGAAAACAAGATTACAGATTTGTATGAAGGTTGGGATTTGGAAAAGCCAATAATTGATTGCATCGCCCCTGAAGGTGACTTTGATGTGGTTACGGGTGCGCTTGCTTCTGTTGGCCTTGGTGACGTTCCCGCATGGCTTAGGCCCTTCAATGCTTTATCTAACGGTCAGCAATTCAGGGCGGGCCTTGCAAGGGTTATGTGTGAAGAAGACAAAGAACTTGTAATTGACGAGTTCACTTCAGTAGTTGACAGGCAAATTGCAAAGATTGGGGCAATGGCTTTTTCTAAATCTTGGAAGCGTCAAAAGGGCCGTAAGGTTGTGTTGCTTGCTTGCCACTATGACATAATTGATTGGTTGGAGCCTGATTGGGTTCTTGACACAGGTACGGGCCAATTCGTTGAAAAAAAAACTCAAATTGGAAGCGGCCCAATTTCGAGCTTGAAATTCGGAAGGTCAACTCAAGTTATTGGCAATATTTTAAGCAACATTACTATTTAGATTTACCCTTACCTATTGCGGGCGAATATTTTGTTGGAATGGTCAACGGCGAACCTGTTTGTCATTTAGCTGCAAGCCCTAAATTTGAAAGCGGGTACTTCAGGCTTACCCGATTGGTAACTATGCCTGAATGGCAAGGGGCGGGTGTTGGTACCAAGTTTTTGAATTGGGTTGCTGAATACCACAAAAGGGGTAACGGTCGGAAAGGGCGGCAATACCCTTCTTTATTTCATACTTCACACCCTCAACTTATTTCGTATTTGATGCGATCAAGGCAATGGGTTCTTAAAAGCCAAATTCTTTTTGGGGGTAATAAATCGTCTTCACGTAAAAGCATACGTAAGGCTGATAAGAAGTTTTCTAAGAAGCGTTACGCAACAGGTTCAGGGTACGGCGGCCACTTCAGGGCCGTACAAGGTTTTAAGTACATAGGTGACGGAAAGGCCCCGAAAGATGGCTTTCCTGATTAAACTACAATAGATGAAAATTTTTCTTTCAGGACAGAAGTATTTTGCACTTGAAGTATTCAAGGAAATTATAAAATTGGGCCATACCGTTGTCGGCGTATGTGTGCCCTTAGATGATAGAAGGTTATTGCCTTACGTAAGGGAATTGTACCCTGAAGTATTGGTTGTTCCTGGCGGGGCCTTAAATTATGAATCGATGCCTGAAGGCGTTGACTTAGGTGTTTGCGCTCATTCATTTGACTATGTAGGTAAGCGAACAAGGTATAAAGCCCGCCTTGGTTGGATAGGTTACCACCCGTCACTATTGCCAAGGCATAGGGGGCGTTCTTCTATTGAATGGGCCTTAAGGTTCAAGGACGCCGTAACAGGCGGTTCAGTATATTGGTTGAATTCAGGAATTGACAGGGGGGATATTGAAAGGCAAGATTGGATTTGGTTAGACCATAGTAAGACGGCCCGTGAAGTTTGGCAAGAAGAACTTCAGCCGCTCGGGGTTAGGCTTATTTCTGAAAGCATTACCGCAATAGCTGAAGGAAAGCAAAACAGAATTAAACAAGATTCACGTTTCAGCACTTTCGAACCTTCGCTTGATGTGAAGGACATTTTCAAACCTGATTTACTTATGATAGAAGGCCCTAAATAATGGCAAAACTAAGAACCAAAGTCACCCAATCAAAAGAAAAAAAGCTAATAGAATCTAAGTGCTATCAATGCAGAAATAAAGTATTTGGCAAACCGTATTACATAACAGGAATGACCAAGCGGGTACTTTGTTCTGAAGATTGTAAGAATGTATATTTTGTATTTGCGACAATACCGATCGATCAAGAAAAGCCTTCAAATATGATGATGAAAATAATATACTTGTTTACTATCCTTTGCGGGGTTGAATCAACCAACAACCCGAGGGCGGTCGGTGATGACGGCAAAGCCATAGGTATAGTTCAAATTCACATTGAAGCGATCAAGGACGTAAATAGGGTTTACAAAACCAAGTATGTACTGAAAGACGCCTTCGAAGTAGAAGCTTCAAGGGATATTTTCAAAAAATATTTGACTATTTGGGGCACTAAATATGAAGAAAAAACGGGTTGTAAGGTAACGCTTGAAACCCTTGCCCGTATATGGAATGGCGGGCCTAAAGGGTACGAAAAAGAAGCTACAAAAGCATATTGGCAAAAAGTCCACTCTTCAATAAAGTCAGAAAGAAATATATAAAATGTAAAAGATTATATATATATTTGCATTGTGAGTCGCAACCACTTTGAAAACATACAACGATATTTATTGCCTTTAGGTAATAAGTGATTGCGACTTGCGCTTGGGGGTGACCTCAAGCGCATTTTTTGTAACTAATAAATTCATTACCAAAGATGACAGAAATTGTAAATTTTGACCCCGTAACAAAGTTGGGCGCCCCTGAAGATGAAGCCCAAAAGATCAAGGCTTTATTTGTTCCTATGTTCGATAAAATGGAAGAACTAGAACAGGAATTTAATGAACTAATAAGTAGGGCGGGTGACGAACCTTCTAAAGAAGTTTGCGATGAAGCAAAGCTTCTGAAAATTAAGTACAAGGATGTACGTAAGGGAACCGAAAAAATACACAAGGAAGCCAAGGCTTACCACTTGCTTATGGGTAGGGTTGCAGATGGTTGGAAGAACGCCCAACTTGCAGCTTCAGGAGCCAAGGAAGAAAAGCTTCTTAATATTTCAAAACACTACGAATTAAAGGAAGCGGCCCGTAAAGCTGAACTTGCAGCTTCGAGGGGTTTAGAACTTGAAAAGTATGAAACGTCAGGCGAACACATGGACTTAGAAAATATGTCTGAAGACGTTTGGCAAAATGTACTTGCGGGCGTAAGGGTTCAGTACAACCAAAGGAAGGAAGCCGAACAGAAAGCTGAAGAAGAAAGAATTGAAAACGAAAGGAAAGTTGAACTTCACAAGGAGCGACGCCAAGAACTTTACAAGTACGCCCCGTTCACCAACCTTGATAAGGTAACGCTTGAAAGTTCTGAAGAAGAATTTGCTGAAATACTTGCCCTTTCTAAAAGCCAATTTGACGCTGAAGAAAAGCGTAAGGCTGACATTGAAGAAGAAAACGAAAGGCTTAAGGCTGAACAAGATAAAGCCGAGGCAAAGCGCAAGAAGGAAGAAGCCCGTTTTAATTCAAGGACGGCAAAGCTTCAAGGCGTTCTTCTTGGGCCAAGCCTGTACACTTACGAAGGTGAAACGGTTATTACCTTCGAAGAAATTAAAACCCTTTCTGACGCCAAGTTTAAGGCCTTGTGTGATAAGCACAACAAAAAGGTAAAGGCTGACTTGGAAGCTAAGGCAAAGGCTGAAGCTGAAGCCCAAGAAGCCCAAGCAAAGAAAGACCAAGAACTTGCTGAACTAAAGGCAAAGGAAGAAGCTGAACAAGCTGAACAGAAGGCAAAGGAAGAAGAAGCTGAAGCCCGAAAGCTTGAAGGCGACAAAGCTGTTCTAACCTTTTGGGTAAATTCCATTACAAGCGAATTGCCGCCTCTTGATCAAAGCAACCTAAATACGGATTGCCAAGACGCTTACGCTGACATTAGAGCAAAGTACGCTTCATTCAAGAAGTGGGCCTTGAAAACAGTTGAAGAATTAAGCTAATGGGTGCCTATACAGATGACACAATAATCAGGTTTGGCGTCCATAAGGGGCGCCAACTTGACCAAGTGCCCGACAAGTGGTTTCTTTCTTTTTGGTACCAAAACCAACTTTGGTACAAGGATTACAAAGAAATGGGAATTTACCCCGACGCTTTTTCAAATGTGTATGATAAGCGCCGCTTCAGGGTGTGCGAATACATAGAAGATAACTTTGAAGAAGAACAACTTTGATTACTTCGTCTACTGAATACGTAAAAGTTCATATTAGGACTACCCACAGGGGTGACGTAGGCGAAACCGAAACGAATATTACCGCTGACATTTATGTTGGTGACTTTGATACAATTGAAGGCAAAAGGGTAATACTAGAAAAGCGGGTTTCTGAAAGGGCCGCTTCTTTCCTGAAGATAGAATTTGACATAATTGCTTAACTATAAAATTGCTTACCATGAAAACAGTATACTTAGACTTTGAAACTACGGGGGTAAATGTAAAAACTGACCGTATAGTACAAATTTGTATTATTGCCGATACTAACGAAGGCCTTCTTGAAATTACTACAATAGTAGACCCAGGCGTTGAAATTTCACCTGAAGCAACGAAGACCCACGGGATAACAAACGAAGAAGCAAGCAAGTACGGTTTGTTTCCAAGTGTTGCCCAAGAAGTGTTTGAAATTATTGACGGCGCCGATTACATTGTTGGCTATAATAGCAACAGGTTTGACGTACCCCTTCTTGTCAATGAATTAGAAAGGGCGGGTATTGATTGGGATTGGAAGAAAAGCGCTTTGGTCGACGTAAAGAACCTTTACGCTTATGTAAGGCCAAGAACCTTAATCGATGCATACAAAGACCTTGTTTCTTCTGAAGGCTTTGAAGGGGCCCATGATGCCAAAGCTGACGTTATAGCAACCAAGGACATATTGGCGGCTATGCTTGATAAAGGCATACCGAACAGGGACGCCGAAATGGTCAACACCTTAGAAGGTTTTGTTGGGCTTTCCAACTTCGGTAATAAGATTGCTGACCTTGACGGTAAGTTTGCCTATGATGATGACGGCGATCTAATTTTTACCTTCGGAAAACATAGGGGCAAGAAAGCAAAAAAAGAACTTGGCTTTCTTCGTTGGATGCTTGATAAAGACTTCAGCAATGATACCCTTAACGTAGTACGTTCATTTTTTGTAAAACGTGAAAATTAAGCCATGAAGAAAAGCGAATTATTAGAAAAGCAAGCCAACCAAGAAGACAATGACCTTAAGGCTTTCGGCTTGTACGGAAAGGCGCAACGTGAGCGCCGATGTGAAAAGTTTGTAAGTGAATACTTCGGGCCAATTTCTAGGACAAACCTAATAACCCAAACGGACGTTGGTAAGTGGACAATTTACAACGCCAAGTTTGGAACTGTTGACATTTTCCCAAAGGCCAACAAGTTGCTTATTAGGAAGGAAAACAAGTGGGTTAAGAATATTTACCCGTGGATCAACAAACACTTGCTTATATGAATTGTATGTTTAATAATATACCGAACTTCAAAAGAAAGCCTGAACCAAGGCTTCAGTTCTTAGAAGAAGCCTATGACAAGGCTTACAAGGGTAACGGCTTTATTATTATTGATTCTGTTGAAGTGCAAGAAGTCGATTCAAATTATTCATACGTTGAATTTGTGAAAACTGTAAGGGGTGTATTGGGTTGGTTTCCTGTTTTGAAGGAAAAGCCGTCGCCCCCGCTTTTTACGGTAATTACTGACAAGATGAAATTCATAAATTCATATAGGGCAAGTATGCTGAAGTCAATAGGCCTTACCTCCTTTTCAAAGGAAGAAGTTTTTTATAAAATGAAAGTGCTTGACAAGGTACTTTACAACAGGCGTGGAAGTGATGAATTACACCGCCTGTACCTGAAGGAAGTACGGGCAAGAAATTCAGCTATAAAGAACAGCGAATTTGTTGGCGCTTGCCCTGTTCACATTTTGGGAAAACCAAGGTGGATAAATGAAAACGAAAGGCCCCTTAAGGCTAGTTTTGATTTTTCATTAACCTTTAACGAAAGGCAAAGCACTAGCCACCAAGAATCAAGATTTATAAACAAATTACATCATGCCTTACTGTACCAAGATGACTTAAGGTTTGTACGTGAAGAATACTAAACACCATGAAGGAAACAATAATACAAATTATAGGCTTCGTGTTCATTTGGGCGTCTACTAGCGTCGGGAGGAAAGAAGACAGCAAAGTCAAAATGAATTCATTTAATTTCATATTAATGGCAACGCTTATTTCAGTAGGTGTACTGATAATCAAAAACGCAAAATGTTAAGAAGATCAATTTTGAAAGGAATGATTGGCCTTGCTGTTTCTATAATGATCGGGGCTAAGTCGCTGCAAGAAAAGCCTGAACCTTTGGGCTTTATTGTAAGGGGTGAATTAGAACCGCCCTACCAAGGTAAAGTTTATACAGAAACAAGTTTTACTATTGGGTTCATGGTGACAAACCAAGAAGGCGAAACTGTTTTTTACGAAGAAGGTAAAGGGCCAAGGCATTTCGATTTTGACGGTAATGAAATAAAATCTTAATTTATGGAATACATAGTAAAAAATATTGTAAGGGACAGGCCAAAAGAATTTACTGTTCATTTTATAGCATTGCACCCCCGAACTTTGGAATTGGCGGCTTCAGCAAAAGTTACCATTCACGAAGAAACAGCAAGCTGAGCACAATATTCAGGTTGCAACGCTTAGGGTTTCTTCAGGAAGCGTAAAGCAAGACAGGTACAAAAGAAGGGGGTATTCTGTTGCCGTTTATGGAATAGAAAAAGGCGTTGATTTTATGAAGAAGATTTTGACGCCAATTAGAAAGCCAAAAAGAATTCAATACCTACAGAAGGGAAAAGCGTAGTGCCGTTAGGTGTATACTACGCACTTCCAACAGGGGTTATTTTTTATGAAGGTGAAAGGTCGCCTTATTACATAGGGCGTTTAGATTCCCTTAAAATGGATACTATTAAATCTGTATTTGGTTCACATGACAGGGCAAAAGAATGCTTTTTGAATTATAAAGCAAACAGGCATTTTGTCGTAAAGGACAAAGAAAAAAAATACCTAGATAACCATGATTACTTGGGGTTATTCCCTATAGAATGCCAAGTAAAGGTATTGACAGAAACAGGCCACGTTTATATTCAGCCCGAAGAATATAATATTGTTAGTGAATCAGACCTTAAGCAATATATTGAAGACACAAAGACGGGCCATGTTTTAATAAAGCATTTCAGCGGCGCAAATTCATTAAAAGGTAAATTAGCGGATCAAGTTTTTTATTTGAAACAACGAGGAATATCTTATAGTGACGCCCTTTCTATGTGTTGCGGCGGGGTGTCAAGCCAAAAATTATTTTACTTGGTAACCCACCCTGTATACATACAGGTTTTTAACAGAAATTGGGTAAAGCAATTAGAAGATATTGTTCAATACTACTTATTGAATGATAAGGCATTTGGGCTTAAATACTTAAAACTAATTAACCAAATTGAAGGTAGCGAACTTGTCAAGTTAGAAACCAAATAACACATAAAAAAGAACAATGAATTTAGACTTCGAAGTAAAAGTAAAAGTAAGGGTAGGAATTAGATGAAACAATGTATTTGAATGAAGACGGCCTTCCAAACGCTGACGGGGTCAGGTGCATCAGTAACAACTTAGTGGCCGCCTTGGTTGGTAACATACGTTACGCCCATAGCAAGGGGTATGCTAATGACGTCGAAATGATGAAAGCCGTGAAGAATGAAATTGACCGTCATTTATTCGCTTCAGGTGTTGAAGTATTAGAAGGTACTTATGACTAAGTGTTACGATTGCGGGGTTGGTCATTATAGGCACTATAAGCCTGAAGGCGGCAAGATCGTACAGCGGTGTACTAATTGCAAGCATATCATCATCGATATAACGCCAAGAAGCGAAAAGCGGCACGATAGGGAACGGGCGGCAAACGATAGCGGAATATTTGAAGCTTACAGGGAGGCCTTTTTTGGTAAGCCTGAAGATTGGCAAGACGTTGAAGGCCCCGAGGTTGTAATGAACAGCAAGACTTACCAAAAGTACAAGGAAGACTTGGCAAACGAATACCAAGACCACAGCTTTGACGCTTTGCGGTATGGCCTACGTAGTGAATTTATAAAGGCTGAACAAGCCCGAAGGGAAAAGCAACATTGGTACCGTACTTTTGATCCAAGGCGGTTCAAGTGGAATGAAATAAACGAAAACGAATGATAACGGGGGCGCCTTATTTATCAACCTATTTAGAATGTTTACTGAACCTATAGGCGCCCCTTTTTAAAGCAAAAACATGAAACAAAAAGTATTGATTTCATTTGATGAAGATTACGGTTGGATAATTGAATTATTCAATTACGAAAGTGAAGAATGGGAAATTGAAAACCTTAATCCTTGGCCTAACAAAAAAATTGATTGGGGCCTTGCTTCATGCCTTGCAAAAGATAACGAATGTAGCATTGTTTACTACCAAAGGACAGGGCCCAATTACTCCCCCTCAATACAAGAAGACACATAAGAACAAACACCAAGACAAAAACACCCCGAAGGGGGGGTAAGCATTCCTTACAAAGCTTGCCCCTTTCCTTCCTTTTTAGTTTGAATAAAAATATATAAATTTACAGCGAAAATATATAATGGGAAAAAGTGAAGAACCGTCAATTAACTATGAAGCGCCTGTTGTGGTTGTTCCTACGTATTGGCAAGCTTATGGTAATTGGTTGGTTGGTGATGATACGGCGCTTGACCTATTTGTAAAGAAATACAGCCCTGACGACGGCGGCGAATTTGCTGAAAGCTTACGGGCTGTTATAGTTGAACAGGTTGCTTTGATTACTGAAGAAAAAAAACAAAAATCTAATGTCTGACGAAAAGGAAGTAAAAGTGGGCCAAGGGCAAATTCACTTACACCCCAAGGCGAATACAAACGGATTCAAACAGAACCCGCAAAACATAGGAAAAAGGAAGCCAAGCATCAAGCGGGCTATAAACAAGATGTTGAACGGTGACGGCCTTATGGCTATTTCTAAGAAAAGCGTTGTCCGTGAGGATGATGACAATTGGTATGTAAAAATTCCAAACGAAGATTTGCTTGCTACCCAATTAATGAAGTGGGCCATGGGTAAGAACGGGCGACACTCTTTGAAAGCTATTGAAATGATGATGCAGCGTACTGACGGCCTTGTTCTTCGTGAGAAGGAAGTGCAAGACCTGTATGAAGTTCTTAAGCAATATGCTGTCAAGGATGACCACGGCGAATTTGAACCGCCTATACAGTCCGAAAAGGAAGCCTTGGACGCCGCTGAAGAAATTGATTTTGAAGAATTACAAGATTTGTAAGATGGGTAAGAATAATGAAACGTGCGAAGGGAACCTTGAACTAAAAGAAGATGAAGCAAGGATAAGGAGGACTATGTTTGGTAAACTATTTGGTTCACGTGACAAGCCTACTGTTCTAAGTGAAGAAGAATTTCTTAAGCTTTATTCAGGGTATTACGGCGAAAGTGTTGACAGCATAAAGCAAATAATTACAACTTCCTTCAGCGGCGAAGAATTGCTTGAATTTCCAAGCTAAATCATAATAATATGTTTATACCTAAACGTTTCCACGACTTCAGAACCCAAGTATTAGAATACAGGGCACAACAAAGGCAAAAGGCCGCAAGAAGAAAAGCCAACAAGGCGGCAAGGCGTCAAAGAAGAATTAACAACTTAAATCGCAAGTAATGACAGGAATTGAACTAATAGCCAAGGAAAGGAAGGAACAGGTTGAAAAGCACGAAAGGGCTATCCTTTACGACGTACATGAAAACAGGCGGCGAAAGCTTGTTGAAGGTGCAATTGCTATATTGCAAGATGACTACAAAGGGCGTCCTGAAAATTGGGTACCTAAGACTTTTGACAAAATGGTAAATAAGTCATACAAAGAAAGGTTGGTTATTGCAGGCGCTTTGCTTGCGGCTGAAATTGATCGTATTAGTTATAGCCCTGAAGTTTGTGACACCATTGATTAGCCCGCTATACAAAAAACAATTGAATAAACCCATTACGCTGTCATTACCGTAATGGGTTCACCTATGTAAAACGTACAGTTATGAAAAAAGAAAAAAGTATTTGGTTGAAAATATGGGGGCTTTACGTGATAGTTTTCAACCTTATGCGTACACAATTGGCTTGTTGGATCATGCCCAAGGATGCATTTTTTTACATGGCAGATAGCTTTGATAGTTACCTTGAATCAATTGAAGAAAAGCTTGACGACTTATAAAATGTACAGATACAATTTTTGCAACGATTAATACAAACCCGTACAGCCTACGTTTCAGCTACCCAAGCACCAAAAAAATGTAAGCTTACAATTAAATTAACGCTTAATATGAAAAAGGAATACTTAGACAAATTATATTCAGAACGTGCAAGCATTCAAGCCGAAATTGAAAAGCTTGTTGAAGAAACAAAGGCCCCAAGAAATGCAGATTGCCAAGGTTGCGGGTGCCCTATAAGTGCAAAGCTTAAGGCAAGGCGTGACCACTTAGGTTGTATAAACCATTTCATTACTGAATACCTAAACGTTCATAGTAAGTAATGGCGGCAAGCGGTATAAAGAAAGGTAGAAAGCCAACCTTGGCGAAAACGAAAGCCTTCTTCTTGGGGTTGGGGTTTCAGTACATAAGTAAGAGCCCCGATGACTTCGAAGAAGTAAGGCTTAAGTTTTCGGATTCATTGAATAGGTACGTTGAAGTCAGCCAAGTTGTTAGAGGCGAATGGCAAATTGAATTATATAACTTTGCAAAGGCTTATCTTCCTGTTGTGATGTTAGTCTATACCCCTGAATGCTTAATTGAAGTTTCGGACTTTATTAGTAAGTGCAACAAAGAATTGAAATGATTAAGACTATTTATTTTTACTACTATGCCAAAAATGAAAAGGTTGAAGGAAAGTCAAACCTTTCAGAAAAGAAAGAATGCAAGCTTGACTTTGATGACCTAGTCTATAGGGACGATGAGGATAACTATAAAAATTTAGCCTCTGACTACCTTGCTGAAGCGGGGGTTGAAAATTACTATATGCTTACAATATCGGGCGTTTATTCACATAAAAGGGGAGATGAAAGAACGTGACATACAGGCGGCCTTATTCAGGGCCTTCAGGACACACCCCTACAAGTTTACCAATACCTACTTCTTCAAGAATGAAAGCGACTGGCTTAGTTTTTCTTCAACAGGGTACGCCTATGACATTGAAGTAAAGGTTTCACGTTCTGACTTTCTTGCTGACTTCAAGAAGCCAAGGCACGAATTAATGAAGGCGGCAATACAGGGCAAGCCGCTTGCACTCATCAAGGGCGAAGTTCAGCCTTGGGTTACTTTCTTCAGGTACCAACACCAACACATTTTACTTAGGCAAATAAGGGCTAATGATGGCAGGGCGGTAATTCGAACTATAGGAAGAAGGGAACAGACAGCTAAGACCAACATTAGTTTTATGAAAACCCAAAAGGTAGGCAATAGGTTTTTCTTTGCTGTTCCTGAAGGGTTGGTTACGCCTGAAGAAGTACCTGAATACTCGGGCCTTATTTACGTGAATGAATTAGGAACGGCAAGCAAGGTGAAAGACGCCCCGCTGATCCATAAACACAAGCATGACGTGAAGAAACATTTCAACATGGTATACAACCATTATGAAGGCCTTTTAAGGCGCTCCTTGTTTAATTAAAATGAAGCGACTATTTTTGTCCTTATGGGGGCAATCAAATTATTCGATACTATTACACCCGTCTACTATTGGAATAAACAGTCAGACAAGAAGGTCAAGGTAAACCAAGGCGGGACAAATTGCTTTTATTATTGGCAAGGCGTAAGTACTTCTGAAGGGCCTAAGCCCATTGGTGAAATTTCAATAGGTGACTATGTTCATTCTTATGACCACCTTAGTAATAGTGTTCAGCTTAGGCGGGTACTAAACACCTATGAAAATCAAAACAGTAAGCCTTGTATTAAAATTTTAACAACTTCGGGGGTAATAATTTGCACGGCTGATCATAAATTTTTCTTTAATGGGAGCTATATTGAGGTAGAAAAAATACTTAATAGCTATGCAAGAAATAAAAGGGTTCAGCCGTTACTTGGCTTCAGCTTCGGGGCACCTGTACAGCAAGAATTACAAGAACACGGGGAGGGTAAGAAAATTAAGGCCTTCGTTAGTGCCAGGGGTAAGGGGCGGCTACCTAAAAACAATCCTACTTTCAGACAGCGGGGTTTACAAGCCGATGTTAGTCCACAGGGTAATAGCCTTGGCCTTCTTTGGCCCAAGCAGCCTAACAGTAAACCACAAGGACGGGGACAAGCAAAACAACGCAATTCAGAACTTGGAATATTCTACCCTGAAGGAAAACTTACGCCATGCATACAAAATGGGATTAGCAACGGGAAAGCGGGGCAAGGTCAACGGAATGACGAAGCTTACGAAAGCCCAAGTTTTGGAAATAAAGAAAGCTATAGCCCTTGGGGGGAGGTACTACGGGCGGGCCTCTTTAGCGAAGAAGTACGGCGTAAGCCAAAACGCTATAAAGGACATATCGATGGGTCGGACTTGGAACTACCTATAATATCGGTACTAAGTTGGCGCTATATTGACCCGCTACCTATTACCTATGATATTGAAGTAGACGGGAACCATAACTTTATACTTTCTGACGGGAATGTTCTTGTTCATAATTCAAGTAAAACGTATTCAATAATGCAAGTGGTAATTGACCGCTTGGTAAGAAATGACAATTGGACGGCGACCGTTACGGCTGAATCATGGCCAACCTTGGAAAGGGGAGCGCTTAGGGATTTCAAAAGTATAATCAGGAACAGCCCAATACTAAAATTTTACATTCCAAACTATAAGCTGAAGAAAGGGCCCTTTGAATTCTACAACGGGTCAAAGCTTGAATTCGTAACAGTAAAGAACCCCCTTGATGCCCGACACGGTAAGCGGCAAATTCTATTTGTAAACGAAGCGAACGCCATGGCCTACGATACGGTTGAAGAAATGGCAATCCGTTCAAGCGAAGACGTATTTATTGATTACAACCCCAACGCTAAGTTTTGGGTACACGAATTGTACCAAGGCAAAAAGCACGTTGATTTTTTTATCAGTAACTTCAGACATAACCAATATTGCCCCGATGACGTCAAGCGAAATATTGGTATGTATTACACCGAATGGAAAAGGCGAAAGGCGGCGGGTGACCCTTCCTTTTCCTATTGGCGTAATAAGTTCAGGGTTTACGGTCTTGGCCTTACGGGTATAGTTCAGGGGGTTATATTCGAAAATGTATACTACAGGCCCACCTTTCCAATGGATGCCCGAAAGAAAACTTACGTTATTGATTGGGGCTACCAAAACGACCCGCTTGCAATGGCCCTTTGTGGTGAGAATCAAGGCAACCTTTACGGCAAAGAATTGATCTATGAAACAGGGCTTACAACGCCCCGATTGATCAAGCGAATGGAAGCAATGAACATAAGCAAGACTGACTTGATTGTAGCTGATAATTCGAATTGGGACGGTATAGGTCAGCTTAAGGATGCGGGGTATAATGTGAAGCCCGCACACAAGCCGCCTAACAGTAGAAAGACAGGGGTCAACCTTCTTCTTGGGTATAATATTTGGCTTACTGAAGACAGCCGAAATTGGAAGGCTGAACAGGAGAATTATAAGTACAAAAAAATAAAGGGTATCTTTACCGACGAGCCGCAAGATGGTGACGATCATCTTTGGGACTGTTTACGTTACTACGGGCAAACTGTTCTTGTCAAAAGCAAACCTTCGGACGGTAAGCGTAGTAAACGACGGTCGAATATGTAACATTATTTTTAACTAAAATTCATTGTACAGTGGAAACATTAAAAGAACTATTATTTGAAGCCTTAGACGAGGCGTTGCTGATCACAGACCCCGCAAAAAAAAGACGGGTTGTTCGTGACCTTGCATCAATCGTAAACAAAACATTCAGAAGCAACCAAACGAAGCTTCAGGTCAAACCCTATCTTGACGCTTCCAAGAATAAACCGCTACCTAAGAAAAGCGAAGAAGGCCAAGAAGGTTACGACGGCCTTGAAGAGTACGTCATGGGGGAGGTAGTGCGCCCGAAAACCAAGCCCTCAAAAACTACAGGGGGTGGAAGTGTTGCGAATAATAAAAAGGGCGCTGAACTAGTCGACATTAAAGGGGGCAAAGGCAACGGCCCTGAACCTGGCACCGAAGGAACCGAAGGAACCGAAGGCAACGAAGGAACCGAAGGCAACGAAGGAACCGAAGGCAAGGAAGGAACCGAAACCAAGGACGGCGGCGAAGGTAAGACGCCTGAAGGAACCAAAGGCAAGAACCCTGAACCAAGCCAAGGGGGTAATGAAGAACAGATTGCCCAATTGAAAGAACTTGCTGTTATGCCTAATGACAAGATCATTGAAAAGTTCGGCGGTATTTCCAAAGTCAAGAAGTGGGCCAAGGTTCAGGCGCTTGATGTAGATGGAAGAAAAGGCGGCGACGAGTACATGAACCTGTTTAAGGCTGAAATTGAAAAGCTTATTGAAAAGGTTGCCCCAACACCTAAAGCCAAAGACGGCGAAGGCAAGGAAGGTACTGAAGGAACCAAAGAAGGCGGCGAATGAAGTTGACCGATACTTTAGGCAATAGCTATGAAATAACTTTACCCAAGGACATAGAAGGTGTGTCCTTGGCAAAAGGTTTGGCCTATCAGCTAGAGCTTCAGAATATTGACTTGTGGCTTGAAAAAAAGATTAACGACGGTACGCTTGATCAAGACCGCAATTATTACCTGTATATGCTTGCAAGGGCTGTCAGCAACTTCACAAACATTGATCTTAATGACGTATTGCAATGGAACATTACCGACTTGCTAGATGAAAACGGTGACCTGTTCGAAGGTGTTCTTCAAAGCCATCTTAAGAAGGAAGAAGTTGAAAAGACGGACGGTATTGAAAACCTTCTTCTGTACTTAAGCGGGCAAATAAGTACTATAATGAACAGCTATAAATTTGAAGAACCTAAGCAAGGAAGTTACACCTTCAGCCATGGGGGCGTAACATATAAAATACCTTGGTTGGTTAAGTCGCTTGTTCTTGGAAAGAAAGTATTTGACAAGATCAGTATTGCCCAATCTGTTGACGTAATGAAAACCAAGAAGTACTTGGCCACGGTAAGCGGGTACCAAGAAAAGCTTGACAACAAGAAGAACGTAACATTTACTTCATACCTTCAAATTATTTCAATACTAGCAATCGAAGAAGGTACAGAATACCCGAACAGCCCCGAAGCCGCCGCCGCCTATACACAGACGCAAGCGGTCAAGTTTCAGGACATTGATTATTCTACAGCGAATGACATAGTTTTTTTTTTGATTGGTACTGGCGCCAACTTAAGAAGGACACAGACTACAAGTATTATTTCAACCCTCCTAAGTATGAAGTCAGCGATGAACAACAGCGTAGGAATGAGGACGCTTGGAAAAGGGGGGGTCACGATTCAATAATAATGCGCTTGCTTGAAATTGGTTGCTTCGATGGAACCAAGCCAACGCCTTTACTGTCTGTAAGAAGTGCTGACACCCGTGAAGCCTTAAGAATTTTATCACTAAAAAACGCTGGACTTTAGGTTTAGTGTAAAAAACAACTATATGAAAAATAAGAAGAAGAAGCTGAAGCAAGTAACCAAAGCCGTAAAGGATCAGGCGGGCAAACTTATTAAGGGGGTTTCTGACCTTTCAGGACAACGAATAAAAACTTCATAAGATGGGAAAACTACCAAAGGACGTCAAGAAGATTTTAAGGCATTACGCCGCCAACTTACCCGTAAGCGTATACAAGGGCTCCGAGAAGATAATGGTACCGCTTTCTGAACTAGAACAAAGCCAAGCCAATGAAGCGAAGAACAGGGACGGAATGTACGGCGGGCCTAAGATTGTAAGTGAAGGCCAAGACATTATGATGGAACAAGACAGGTATTACCCCGTCAACCATTTCAGAAGAATGAAGAAGGCCTTCTTGGCTGAAGGTTGGCCTGGGGTTATTAAGTACCGTAATTGGGTCAGCAAGAATAATGAAGCAATCAATTCAGAGGATGACATGAAGGTTTCAATGATCACCGCTGAACAAATTATTAAGCATAAAATAAAACCTTTCTTATGATCACATACGCATACGAAGACGGGCTTTACATCAAACTATTTGAAGCGCTTGACAAGACCAATAAGCAAATTGTAATTGTTTACCGATCGATCGGCGCCGATGGTAGAATATACACTCGGGCCCGTGAAGAATTCAACAAACTATTCATTCAAGTAAAAGCCGAATTATGATTTTCTTAGAAGACTTCTTTATGGCCCTGAACCAATTTGTAAGGTTTCACGAGGCAACGCAATTCAGGTGCCAAAGGCCCCAAACGTTTGCTGTACTAGACGAATTTTCTGACTTAGACACGGACAACCTGAACAAAACAATTAGGGACAAGAACAAGCCCTTCTTCTATTCAAGGGAATGGGATAAGAATAATTACAACAAAAGCAATATAAGCTTCAACCGTCCTATTCTTGCAACGTTCGTAAAGGACGGGTCTATCAAGGGCCTGTTTTCCAATAAGCAACAGATTGTCAGCCATCGGGTAGAAATAGCCTACCTTGATCAGTACTACAGGGAATGCGCAAAGGAGCCTACAGGCGACGAGTGTAAGGATAGAACCCGAAACGAAATTTTTGCAGACACCCACAAGGTACTTCTTGATCTTGGTAAGTTCCTTTCAGAAATAAAGTACTATACTGAAGGCGGCAAGAAGTTTGGCTTATATCACCCTTCAATCATTGAAGCAATAGGAAAGGGTACAGCGGTACAGGAAGACACAGCCAAGACCCGTGAATGGGTAAGGGTTCTTACTTCAGGTTCAAACCAAGAAGTAAATGTTGAAAGATGGGACGGGGGTATTCGTGACTTGTACGGGCACTTTCTGACGGTAACGCTTCCTTTCAGGTATTGCAACAAATATGAATACGGGGCCATCGACAATAAAATTGTTGACAAAGGCGACCAAGGTAATTGCTAAATTCATACCTTAGCATTGAATTCTAATGGTAATGGATTCATATAGTTAGTTAATTAAGGAAAGGCCCGACCAATAAAAAGGTTGGGCCTTTTTGTATATTGGCTTTAGATTGTTTTTATAAGTAGATTGACGCCCGTTGCTTTTCTGTTAGGCACGGGCGAATTTTGGCTTAATAATTAGCTTAGCCGCTCGGGGTAACCTTGCGGCTTTTTATATAAAATGTAAAGAAAAATATATATTTTCTTGCAAGGGTCATTTATCCCACGTACATTGCAGACATATTACAAACATAGCGTCGCAATCGCTTACAAACATTACCGAATAAAATGGCATACATTACAACAGAACAAGTAAAGAATTTCAGAAAAGAAATCAAAAAAGCATTCCCTTCGCAATTAGGTTGGAAATTTTCAATAACGAAAAGAAACTATTCTTCTATAGTAGTAAGTATCATGGAAGCGCCTATTGAACTAAGATCGAATTCAGGCCTTGAAAAGGGCGACCGTTTGGGTAATGCTTGCTTTCACAATAGTTATGTTAATGACTTCGGTAAAGAAGTTTGCAGTAAGATCAGCGATATAATAAACGTTGGTAATTATGATAGGTCTGATTCAATGACTGACTATTACGATGTTGGTTGGTATACAACTATTCACTTAGGACAATGGGATAAGGTGTTTCAAGTAAGTAACAAGAAAATGAACCCTAAGTACCTACAAGGCGCCGCTTAATATGGAAGCAATGTATTGGGGGCGGTGTGCTTACCACACAACAAAAGCCGCCCCCTTTTTTCTAACTATAAAATTACCAAGATGAAATTCATAAACAAAGAACTTGAACAGATTGCCAAAGGAAGCGCCCCTTCAGAATTTGTTATTGCTAAAGAACTTGACGGGGGGTATTACCTTCTTCTTTGGTGTACCGTAAGTGATCAGGAAGAACCCGCTTTTGAATTCGAATACCCTGAAGCTGAAGGCCTAAGTAATGACTTCGATTGTATGAAAGAAAAAGGCTTTTACAACGATTAGGAATGATTGACGACTTGTACATGAAAAGCCCATGCGGGCAATGCCCCTTTCGTAAGGATTGCCTGAAGGGTTGGCTTGGAGAAGAACGGGCTGAACAAATACTTTATTCTGAAAGCTTCACTTGCCATAAGAACCCGTTAAGGCAATGTTCGGGGGCGATGCAATTAGGCCCTTTCAATACTTTTGCACAAATAGGCTTAAGGCTCGGGCAAGTAGAACTTAAGGGCGCCGATAAGCTTTTTGAATCTGAAACTGAAATGATTAATCACCATCGGCGAAAGTCGAAACAAATAATACCTAATGAATAATTCAAGAAGGAAGGCAATAAGAAAGCTGATAGAAGATTTACAGCCCTTAGCTTTGGAAGCTGAAACAATACAGGAAGAGGAGCAAGAATATATTGATTCTATGCCTGAAAACCTACAGCAATCAGAACGGGCCTATACGGCTGAAGAAGCTGTTTCTAACTTAGAAGAAGCTTATGATAATTTAACCGATGCAATCACGGCCTTAGAAGCCGCTTGCGAATAAAATAACTATATGAACACGTTGAAGCTGAGAGCTGAATGCTCTAATGACATTTTAAGTTTTATCAATATCCTACCCAATGCGACAGATATAACTTTGTTAGCGGTTGGCCCCTTGGATGGAAACAAAGAATTTCCTGATATGGAAATGGTTTTTAGTTCCCCCAAGTTTGGGCTTAATCAAATAAAGCAATTCTTGAAGTCCCTAAAAGATTGTCACGTAATGGCTGAGACGGTTGCCAGGGTTGAAGATTATACTGGAATAAGGGATTGCGGACAGGGTAACCGAAAGAAAGTATTCTCGGGATATGAATTACCAATGAATAAAGAAGGGCTTCAGGAAGTCAATATTGAAACCAAGGCGGGTAAGTTCAGAATCACCCCAACGGATGACAATAAGGGCTTAAAGGTTTCTTTGGTTTCTAACCTTGGAATTGATCAAATTAGCATAACGCCCAAGTCGGGCAACATAGTCGAACTAAGATGACAACAACAGGCAATCAGCCGTTAATTCATAAAATTCAAAACATCAAGTAAAATGGAATTTCTAATTTTAGTAAACGGCGTGAACTAGCCTGGCGAAAGAATATTTAACGGGCCCTTGGGTTGGAATTCAAAATCTAATTGCGGGCGGTTGAAAAGCTTTGACGGTACCAACGTTGTACTTACCTACAACCAAACAGCACAAGACCCCCTTGAAGAAGCGCTTAAGCATTTGGAATAAATACAACTTTTGCGGTTTTTTATATACAAGAATCGTGCGTAATTATATAATAAGGGCCCTTTGCTTAGTTGCTTGGGGCCCTTTCTTCTTCACGGGTACAATTAATAAAATATATATTTCTTTTACGAAAATATATAAAATGCTTGCGTATGTCAATCAGTCCACTTACCTTTGGCGTTAGGTCTTACCAAAAATCATGGTTGACTAAGTACGCAACGTTTTCAAGCGAATGGGCTGACCAAGGTATACCTTCGCCTGATATGACTGACCCTTCCAATTCCTACCTTATGCCTGAAGGCCAAGCGGCTGAATACTTTGCTTACTGTGATGATGAAGCGGCAAAGGCGGGCTTTGAATTGGAAAAGGGGTATTGCCCCCTTCTAGTTGCTGAGGATAATAAAAGGAAGGCTGAAAAGCTTCTTCTTCAGGAATTGAAAAACGCAACAGGCTTGGAAGTATTCAACCCTTTCATTAGCATAGAAAACAGGAAGAAGATAATAAGCTATGCGATGCAGTACGTAATAAAGCACCCTTATTTTAATAAGTTGTAAGAAGGCACCCCTTACAACTAGGCGGGCCGTTTCGGGTTGGTTACGGCCCCGCCTTTTCATTCACTTATAACCTATAATCATGTTGTTAGATTTTACAGAAGATGAGGCCCAAGTAATGCTTTACGCAATGGCCCGAAGAATAGAAACGCTTGAAGCCCGTAAAAGGAAGTCAAACGAAATTATTATTAACAGGCGCCTGGCTGTTGCTGACGCTATTGCTGTGAAGCTTGAATTTGCTTTTCCTAAAATAGTCAGGTCATTCAATATAGAAATATGAAAGCATTAATTCACAGTTACCATGCGGGCAACGGGCTTACAGTTTGGCGCCCAGGAGGTGAAACATTGGCTTGGGTAAGCCCAACCCGAGAAGTACAGTATAAGGCAAAGGTTTCTTCTATAGAAAAGCAAGCCATTGAAAAACTAGCGGCGACGGATAATAGAACCGTTTCAGTAACCCAAGAACAAAGGGTCTTTTCTGTACCGCCTAAAAGGTACAGGGGATGAAGAAGGTAACCGCTTACAAATGCGAATTCTGTTCTAAGCTGTACCAACTTGAAAGGTTTGCTTCAGCACACGAGGTCAAGTGTAAAATGAACCCTAATAATAAGCGGGTTTGTTTTGATTGCCAACACATAGAAAAGGTGACGGCTGAACATACTGTTTTTGATCACAACGGTAATGACTACCAACAGGAAGTTCAAATTCTACGATGCAACAAGTTGGGGGTTTACGTTTACCCTCCCCAAGTAGGGTTTTCAGAAAACGGGCCTTACTTGGCTGAAAACTTGGGCGACGTTGAAAACATACCCATGAAACAAAAATGTAATTTATTCACCAATAAAGGTATTGAACTATGAAAATTGAAGACTTTAATAAAGGCCAAGAAATTCTTGAAAAACTTAAAACCCTATACGACAACAAGAAGTCTTTGAAGAGGGCGATTAAGCAATGCGATTCTTTCAAAGATGAAGACAGGTATAAAGCGGTCTTTTTTTCAGGGCGTGGGGGGTCAGTCACAACTTCAATAAAAACAAGGTCTATAAGGGTCGGGCTTACCGTATGCCTTACTGAAATTGAAGCTGAAATAAAAACCATTGAAGAACAATTTGAAGACCTATAATTATGAAAACGCCGCTATTAAAAAAGCGTTACGAAGAAGCCAAGAAACTGTTCTTTGAAACCCCGCCTGATGCTTACCATTATGAGGAAAGAAAAAATATTTTCAATAGGCTTCATTTGTGGGTTCAGGACTTCAGCGGTGAAGAAGGTGAAGGTGAAGGTTCTGTTTGCAACCGATTAGGGTGCAAGGGTATTTTAGGTTCAGAAGAACCTGAAGGCTGTTGCACTTGTTTTAGAAACCCGCCTTGTGGATTTTGTACAGCGGGGCGTTTGTATTGTGATGAGTGCGGGTGGCAAGAAGAAAATCATTAACTTTGATTAATGGACTTAATTTCAGACTTCACACAAGAGATAGAATATGTAATGTCTTTGATCAAGCTTGAACTTCAGGCAAAGCTTAAAGCACAAGGCTACGGCGATAAGTCAAAGTCACGTCTTCAGCAAACCATGGAGTACGAAGTCAAGCCCGTTGCAACCCTAATAGTTGCATCGATGTACATGGAGGATTATTTCACCTTTGTAGAAAACAAAACACCCGCTTCACGTATACCCTTTGGCGGCCCTAAAACAGGAAAGAAGGTATCGAAGTACATACAAGCTTTATTTCGCTATTGGCGGGTAAAGCGGGGCCTTGGTGCAAAGGCGGCTCTTCGGGCTTCATTTGCAACAGCCAACGTACACAAGAAGGAAGGAAGGCCAACCCGTAGGTCTTTCAAATATTCCAAAGACGGGACAAGGTCGGGCTTCATAGAAACAACTTTGAAGTCTGTTGAAGAAAAAGTATTTGCCATCTTAGAAAGAAGAATTGGCGACACATTAGAATTATCATTTACTAACTTGCTGAACGATTTATATACAGGTCGGGCGGCGTAAATTACCATTATGAATATTGAAGAATTACCGAAGATTGAAAAGCTTAGCGGCAAGGCCAACAGCTTGAAGAAAGAATTGAAAATGATCGAAGGCCTAACCAAGCATTTAGCTAATAGCAAAAATGACGAAAAGGTAGGTATGAAGCTTGACGCAATGTCTGACTTCATGGAAAACGGCGGCGGCTTAATTGGTGCAATTGTAAACGCTATGAAGAAGGGCGGGGCCCCTGAAGGTATTAATTGTGATTGCCCTTCTTGTAATGAAGAACGCCTTGAAGGTAATGAACCAATTACAGGGGTAAGGATGATCATAGAACCGTCAACAGCAATTAAAATGCTTGGCATAGTTCACCTAGAAAAGCAATCTTCACTTACTGAAGTAATTGCTGAACTTGAACAGTACGGCGTCAACGTAACAAACGCAAAATAGTATGTATTTAGAATTGCACTTTCAAAACTATTTAGAAAAAAGGGAGCTCAAGGGAAACATAAACGAAGCCCAAGAAACTGAACTTAGGCGTTCTTTCTTTGCGGGGGTTGGCGGTATTATGCTTGCACTACAAGAAGGCGGTAAGGTTGGCTTCTTTGCAGCCGAACAGGAACATAATAAATTTTGGAATAAGGAAACAGGGGAGAAGATTTTCTAAGGCTAAACTGTTTATAGGATAGTTGGGGTTGCCCCTTGTGTAGAAATGCGCAAGGGGCTTTTTGGTTGACTTTTTACACCGTCAACAATTAGGCTATTTGAAGCGGTCGGCGTTCAATGACTATATTTGTCTAAAATTCGAACGATGGCAAAGAAGCTGGCCTTTATATTGGAACTAGAAAACGGCGCTAAATTAGTGTCACAAATTTCAGACATTGAACTGAAGTATAAGGCCCTCGGTAAGCAAATAAGGGGTACTGAAAAAGAAATTGAAGCGTTCAACAATGCAACCGACGAACAGAAACAAGCGCTTGAATCTGAAGGCGTGACCCTTGAAAAATTAGAAACAAGGTATAAGGTTCTGAAGGCTGAACAGATTGACTTAAGCGCAACCAAGAAAAGGGTAAACGCTGACATTCGTGATCAGATTAAGCTATTTGACGAACAGGGCAAAAGGGTACCTGAAGATTCACTTATTGGCCTACGAAGAAGGTACAGGGAACTAAGGAAAGAAATAGACAGCCTTAGCAAGGAAGCAAGGCAACTACCTGAAAACCTTGACAAGGTCAAAGAAGCAAACGGCGTAAAAGAACAGATCAATGAAATGGGCGCCGCTGTTGGTGACTTCAGGGAACAAGTCGGTTCATACGAAAAAGCAATTACAACCGTATTCGAAAAGTTTGGGATTGGCAAAGGAAAGGGCGGGGGCCTTACCGCTTTAATCGAACCAATCAGCGGGTTGCTTTCGGGCGGCTTTCCTTTCGGGAGCGGGGGCGTTCTTGAAGGCTTGGGCGGTGTTGGTACAGAAGGTGCAAGCGGCGGCGGTGGCGGTGCGCTTGGCGGCTTGCTTGGTGATGTTGGGGGGCTGACTTCAGCACTTGGGCCAGCGGGTTTATTAGCAACAGCGGGGGCGGCAACCTTAGTGGCGACGGCGGGCTATGTTGCCGTTGAATTCGACGAAATACTAAAGGCGGCTAATGCAACAAGCAAGGCCTTCAATACTGACATAGGTGACACGATAGAACTTATCAGGCAAGGGATAGCTTCGGGGGCTGACTTCAACGGCGAATACCTTGATTCTCTTAGGGAATACCCGAGGCTTGTGGCTGAAGCGGGCCTAAGTCAAGAACAGTTTAATGAAATACTTATCAGGTCTACCCAAGAAGGTATTTATTCGGACAAGGGTATTGACTTAGTCAAAGAAGGTAACATTAGGCTTAGGGAACAAACCAAGGCAACCAAGACAGCGCTTACAAACGCATTCGGAAAGGAAGCGGCGGCTGAAATATTAGAAGGCGTCAATACAGGTGCCAAGTCCACCTTCGAAGCAATGCAAGAAGTTTCAAAGCAACTTACTGAAGTAGACCTTACCGCTGAACAAACAGGGGCCGTATTGGCTGACGTATTCGGCGGGCCTGGGGAGGATGCGGGTATAGAATTTATTAAGACGCTTCAGGATGTTGACGGCAACCTTGAAAACGTAATAAATACAACAGACGCTTATACCAAGGTTCAAAATGCACAATACGAAGCAACCCTTCAACTTACTACAGCACAATCAAACCTTGCGTCACAGTTTGCGGGCTCGGGTACTTCATTGCGTACACTTGGCACACAATTACAAGCTTTCGGTACTGAAGTGCTTGATAAGACTTTGCTTAAGATCAGGGCCGTAGGTAATGAATTTTCAGAAGGCGGTTTTGTTGCGGGCCTTAAGCAATTAGGTAGTACGGTTGCGGGAACAGTAACACCTTTGGGCCTTGTGCAAGGTGAAACAGTAGGAGAAGCCCGACTTCGTCAACAGGACGCCGACGCACTTAGGCAACAAACAGAAAAGGAAGAAGAACAAGCCCGACTTCGTGAGGAAAGGAACAAGCGGGGGGCAAATGGTATACAGGGGCTTCGTGAAGAACAAACCAAGCTTACCCAAGCAATACAGGACGCTAAGGCCAAAGGTGAACCGTATGAACAATTTCTTGAAGATTACAATAATGTAACCAAGCGTTTAGCGGCTGCAACTGAAAACCTTAACGGCGGTATTTCTAGGACTAAGACAGTAACAGAAGGACAGGTTGGAAGCCTTAAGGCCCTACAAGCTGAACTTTCTAAAATTCAGGAAAAACTTGAAAAGCAAGCCAACCCTGAACAAGGGCTTATTGATCAACGTGACGACCTTACCGAAAGGGTAAGAATTCAACAAGAAAAGATTGCAGCCGAAAGCAAGAAGTCAAAAGAAAAGCAAGCGAAGGAAGCCCTTGAAATTGAAAGGTTGAACTTGGAACTTGAAGCCCGTCTTTCCATTGACAACGAAAAGATTCTTCAGGCTGAACTTGCCCGTATTAAAGTTGGGTCTGAAGTAGCGGTTCTTGAACAGCGTCTTGGTACAGCCCGAGAAGGGTCAAATGAATTCTTGAAAATAGAAGCTGAACTTGCACAAAAAAGACTTGACCTAAAAAGCGCAAACCAAGGGGTTACTGATGTCAATACTGAAGTCAACCTTGATGACGCCGTAGGAACAGCCAACAGTATAGCAAGGCGTCTTTCTGAATCAGAAGAAGAACTAAACCTTCGCCTTCAGGGTATTCAATTGCTTGCAGCGAATAAGCGAATTGAAAAGCGACTTGAAAGCGAAAAGCTTCTTGCAACTGAAAGGTTTGAATTAGAACAACAGCTTGCGGAAAATGTAAAGCAACTTGACCTTAACGAAGTGAACTTTCAAGCTGAAAGGCAAGCTGAACGTATTGACCAAAGGTTAGAACAGCAACTTATTGGCCTTGCTTCTGAAGTTGAAAACTTGAAGGAATACGAAGAACAAAAAAGCGTCCTTATTCTTGAAGCTGACCTTGAACGTTTGGAATCTGAAAAAAATAGAAGGCTTGAAGCAAATGAAGAACTTCTTACAATAGAATCGGAGATTGCAGAAAAGCGCCTTGAACTTCAGGACAAGCTTAATGAAGACATTGTTGCCAAGGAAAAGAAAAGGCTTGAAGAACAAGAAAAGCTTCAGAAGCAACTTGTCGGCGTACAGGTTGGGGCGCTTGGTGAAATAGGTGAAGCGCTCGGGGCCTTCTTCCTAGATGCTGAAGCAACGCAAGAAGATTTTGTAAAGTCGCTACTTCTTACCTTGTTGGATTCGGTTGAAAAATCAATCAACCTATACTTGGCCCAAATAATAGCCAAGGAAATAGCAAGTAAGTCTTTTGGTGGTATTGCTACGGCTGCAATTCTTAGCGGTGTTGTAAAGGGCGCCTTCGGTGTTGCCAAGGCACAAATTCAAGCAAATGAAGAGGGGGCTTTATTGTTGCCTTCACATTCGAGGGGTACTATTACCCGTGACGTTTTAAACATTCGGTCACATACCCCCGACGACTTGAAGCGGGGCACGATCTTTCAAGGGTATAGCCATGCTTCAAAAGGTGAACATTTCAGGGTCGGCAATCAAATAAACGAAGCTGAATATGGCGAAGCGATCATAAACAAGAAGTCAACCCAAAGATTCAAACCTTTGCTATCGGCAATAAACAGTTATAGCGGTTGGGGTAAGGCTTTTTCTGACGGTGCGGTACTAGGTACTGAAACGGGTAACGTTGTGACAGTAGGGGGCACAACAGGAATAAGCGCCGCTGTTATTCCTGAAAGCCAAATGACTAAATTTGCTGAAATAGTAAGTACGACACAAGCCGAAAGCTTGACCCCCTTAATAATTTCAATTGTAGAACAGGTTATTACGGGCCTTGATGAATCAAACAGGCTAAAGGAACGTAAGGCTGAAGCTGAACAAAATGGTAGTATATAATGGCAATAACAATAAATTCAAGACCCGCAACAACTAGCTTCAACGAAGTAGGCAATTGCATTAAGTGGAACCTTACAATGAGTGACACGGGGAGCGGTGACATACGCCGCCGATTTGGTTACCAACTGAAGACAAAGGACGGTAAGGCAATAACTAACAAAGAAAGTTTGACACCTGTTGCAGGGTCACCTTTTGACCTTGACTTCAGGCGGGACATATTACCTTTTGTCTATACTAAGCCGCCCGTAAATAATGCCAACTTTTTTGCACCAAGGCCCGAGAATGAAATGGTAGTTGAAGTTCAACTTGAATTTTGGGAAATCGTACACGATGCCCTTACTTGTGAAACTACTGAAGAAGCGGTTACAACTGACGGCACTTACATTGTGGTAAATTGCGCTTCGAATTGGTTCTTTCCTATTGAAAAGTCACCGCCCGCCCTAATGAGTAGAAAGCCGCTTTTCATTCAGGCGTCGCCGAAAATGGAGGACTTATTGTATTACTACAAATACCCAGGACTAGGACACGGGCCAACACAATTACAAGCAACAATTTACGGGGCGGGGGGTACAGTTATTGGTGACCGTGGCCCTGTTCCAATTGCTGACGGGATGAACTCCTACCCTGTTGGGCCTGGCAATTTTTATAATACAAGCCTTGGCTATCCTGACGGGGCCCCTTCAGGCGTAACAGCAATTAAAATTTTCACAGATGCGGGTGATGTTGTCACCTATACAATTGAACCTTGTTCTTCGGAAAATGACACAACGCTATACTTCCAAAGTACAGACGGCGGGTACTCGGGTATTTCTTTTGAAAATGCAAAGCGGTCAATCAAAAGTTCGTTTACTGAAATTTGTAGGTTTAACCCAAGCTGTGAACCTTGGCAACTAAGCGACATTGTGAACGGCGGCGAAAGCATAAGCAACAAAAAGTCATACCAAGAAATTTCTTTGACTAAGTACATTGAAGACGAAGACCCAAGGGACTTGCATCATTACGAACAACTTCTTGCTTCAGGATCATATTACCTAATGCTTCCTTGGCGTTACACCGCTGTTGATGGAAGGCTTAGAATGCTGAAATTTATACCTTCAGCGGGGTCGCTTGTCTACTATGATCAAGACAGGATTGCAAAGCTTACAATCAAGGGAAAAGTAAACGTGCCTTTTAATTTACCTAACTTTGCAACATAATGGCGAATTGCGTAAGTATAAGATTACAAGAAGTATTTGATTACATACCTGAAAAGTATGTGGAGGGTGACGGCTATGTGTACCTAGACCTGAAGCCTGACTTTGACCTTCGGGAAACAAAACAGCTTACTGAACTGAATGAAGAAGGCAAGCTTACTTTTACATTTCAATTAGGTTTTGACCTTCCTTGGACTGAAAAGAATTTTGCCGTACTGAAGAAGTTCTTGCACTCCAACCACACAGACAACGACCGAAAGCAAATAAATGTCGACGTTGTAAACGGTTCACACGTGACGTCTGAAAATCAGCTATACGTTACGAAGGGAAAGCTTGGAAGGATAGACGCACAATTAAAGCTAAGCCTGAATCATTGGGCCCTGAAGTCTGCAAACTTGAAGCTGAAAGAAATACAGCAAGAAGACTTTGAATTTAGTATTGCAAACCTTACGGACGTAATAGAAAACCAAAAGCTGTACGACAAGGACAATGCAGGTGTTTGGTTGCCTTATTTTGACTACGGTACTATCATACGTGATCATTCAATAACAGGGCGAACGTTCAACTTCGTAGCGCAAATTTATCAGATGCGTCCATGGTTCCACGTCTCGGGTATTCTACGAAACGGGTTTTGTAATGTAGGTTGGAACTTCATAAGCCCGCTATTTGACAGCACTTACGGCAAGTCATTAATTACCTACTTGCTTGACAGGAATTACGGTATTTCAGACCCAAGGGTTCCTTTGCTAAATGCAAGGGCAAGCGTTCAAGAAAATTATATTGTTGGCTTCCAATTCTTAGGGGGGAGGGGTGACAGGGTTGCCTTTCCTGAATCTGAAGAAGACAACGGCGGCAACCTTTCTGACTTCAATGCAATTTATTCAGGCGTTGGTGAAGTGAATGTAAAAGGGCGGGTAAGGATTACTGTTGCAAAGAAAGGCACAACGATAACCTTGCGGTACGGTAACCTTACAAAGACGACGGTAACGGGCGGCAATTCAATGGGAACTTCGCCGTTAATCGATTCATTTGAAGCAACTACTTCAGAGGATGATGAAGACATAGCTTGGAACTTTGAAGCGGCTAATATTCCAATTGGTGATCTTGACCGTTACGGGGTGTTTATTCAAAAGCAACCCGCTGATAGCTTGGTGGCCGTAAGAAACAACAAGGACGATGACGGCAATGTAATTCAAGGAGAAGAAGGTTCTTATATTCAGTATACAGGTGTCCGTAAATATTGGGAAAAGGGCGACGTTGTCAACCTTGCTGATATGATTGATCCTGAATGGTTATTTCTTGACTTCGTGAAGGGTATAACCCACTTGCTTAACTTAAAGTGGTATACGAATTTCAGGACGTTGGAAGTCTTGGCCCTTCAGCCTTATGAAGTTGAACTTATGGGCGAAGTTCTTGAAAGCTTTTTTATTGAAGATTCAGTTGAAAACCTAATTGCTAAGATTGACCCCAAGACGGTACAGACGACAAGCCCGCAAGTTGATCAAGAAAGAAGAATTCTTTTATCGTACAAAGACAGTACCGACGAGTACGTGAAGAATATGAACTTTGCAAATAGCCTTTATAGCCACACGGAGGACTTAGGCGAAAAGTTCACAGTTGACAAAACCAAAGAATTACCAAACCCGTTTTTTGAAGCTACGGCTGAAGGGGCCCTTTCAAATACAAGATTGCCAGGTCTAACCCTTTCTATTTCAAAAATGCGTGACGGTTCAAGATACGGTTGGAATTATGGCCCAAGGGTAGTGCTTGCACACGGGTACAGGAAAATAAGATTAAGTGACACGGGCGGTATTCCTTTTTCAGGTTTAGGCGGGGGCGGTACTCCTGGGCTTAGGCTTTTTGATTGGGGCGCCGATTCGAAGAAGCTTATACCTTTGGCTTCTTCTTTCGTAAGGCATGAAGTAGCTGAAACCGAAAACGACGAAAACGCTGAAGATTTTATTCTAATAACTGACAACGTAGCTTTTGGACTAAACCCCGAACTTGGGGATTACGACACAGTAAAAACATTGTATTGGCACGTTTACCGTCGTTGGCTGAAGGAACAATTGAATAATATGACTATTCAATACCTTGTTTCACTTACCAACGTTGACTTCAGGGCTTTAGATTTTAGAAGCTATTACCTAATTGAACACTTGGGCCGATTGGTGAAGGTTCGTATAAATTCGGTAAATGACTTTCATTATTGCGGTACGATAAGTACCCCTGTTGACTTCATTCCTGAAATTCAGGTAAGCGACCTTTGCGGGTTGGTGACGGGTACCCCTGGGGATGGTGACGGGCCAAGGCCTTGCGCAAATTACCCGATTGTACTTTGTAGCGATGACGGCGCAAGTTGCTTTACTTTTTCCATCGGTGGAAGTAACAGCGCAATCATAGATTCTATTACTTGGCAAGTAAGGGAGCAAACGAGTATTGGGTTCACCAATTGGCAAAACGTAGCGACGGCGCTGACTTATACAAAGTGTAATTCAGAACGTAGCTTTGAAGTTCGGGCAATAGTTTCTTACGAAGAAGACCAAGGCCAATTTTGTGAAGCAATAACAACGAATGAAAAGTTTGTAAATGCTTGCCCTTATATTGATTGGTCAATACTTTGCTTCGATGTATTGCAGCCGCCAAACCCTACCCTTTTCAAAAAGGCAAAAGTTGAATGGGCGGGCGAAGACATTGACGAAGACCAAATTTCAATTTTAAGTTTTGAATGGTCACAGATCGGGGAGCCGTTTGCAAATTGGGTTCCTTACAATAATGAAGCAATACACCCGTCCGACTTAGGAACGGGTTTATTTAGGGCGACGGTTCAATATGCATCTTGCCCGCCTGTTGACATTATAACGGTTTGGTACAATACCAAGCGGTTTAGAAATAGACTACTTGATCAAGTATAGAATAAGCGAAGACGGTGGGGTGACTTGGGGCGGTTGGCTTATATACGAAGATGGAAATAACGCTTGCGGCGAAATGGTACAGGCTAAGGCTATGATTCATTTTTGCGATGACGCTTGTGCAACAATTTGTTTGACCGCTGAATGTGAAAGCTGTACGCCGTTTGATGCGGGGGCACCTTCCAACATAGCGGTTTGTAATAGTGGAAATATTTAATAACATATAAAATTCAAAATTATGGCGTGTCCAGTGACATTCGACAACAACGCAGTAAGCGGCCTGATAAGCGGGGCCGTTACTTCTTCAGGTATTTGGGAGCTAATAGGCTATTCGACTACCAATGCGGGCCCCTTTGGGCCTGGGGGTAATTTCCCAACAGCAAACCCCGCTTGGGGGGCTTCGGTTTCAACCGATAATTTGACTGAGGGCTTTTACCAATTCAAATACAAAGCTAACCTTCCTGAAACTGACCCTTGCTACGGCGAAGCGCTTTTTGTTTTGGCGGTCGTACAAGGTAGTACTGATGTGCCCGCAAATAAGGTTTTCAATCTATGTTCTAATGATGCAATTAGAAACATATTTGACGATTCAGGTCTATACGATGAATCAACAATTAACCCCGTCGATTACGAGTGATAATTGCGCTGTTGAAACGTTGACTGTTACCTACAATGTAACTGAAGCCTTCAACCCAGGAACAGCTTCTAACATTGCCGTTTGTAATGATGGTGACGTATAGTAAGATTTCGTTTTGTTAATTTTTTCGGGGCGCCGTTCCCATTTGGCGCCCCGTTTATTATCCTGAAAACCTGAAAATAAAATTCAATACATGGCTTGTTCATTCAATATAAAAACAAACTTTTTGCCTGATGCTTCAAGCGGCGGGCAATGGGAACTTGTAGGCTTTTCACTTACTGAAAACGGAACTTACGGAACGGGTGGAAATTGGCCGTGGTTGACTAATGCGCAAGAAGACCCAAGCGTAAACTTTGACAACATACAGCAAGGGTTTTATAAGCTTAATTATTTTGTTTCGGGTTCTTGCGGAGGGGCCCAAGAAGTTGTTATTCCTGTGATCGGCGGCGGCGATGCGGGTATGACTGAAACAATTGACACCTGTACAACTTCAGGAATAATAAATATTACTGATGAACTTGGTACCATCTTTGACGGCGGGGTACTTGAACCTTCTTATAACTTCACGGGTAGCGGCTTCACTTCAGCGGGTTTTAATCAGCCCAACCCCAATACGCCAATTGGTGCAACGTTTGACCCTTCACAAGTTGCGGCGGGTACTTACGTCATTACCTTAACAATAACACCTTCGACGCCTTCAGGGTATTCCTTGGCGCCTTGTTGCCTTCCAACTTCAGCGGCCCTTATTGTAAATGTTTCTGAAGCTAGTATTGAAATTGAAATTGATGATTCTTGTCACATAAACCTTGTAAGTACAACAGGCTGTACAAACGCCACCTTTGAACTTCATAAGTCAGTCAACGGCGGGGCCTATGTACCAACAGGAATTTCAAATTTACCTTACCAAGCCCAAGAAGATGCAGATTGGAAACTAGTGGGTACGGGGTGCGATTGCGGTACAGTAGATTCAAACATTGTAGACTCGACAGGGTGTTGTGATAATTCAGCGCTTTCAATGTATTTTGATGCTGACTTTTGTGCATTCTTTATAAACGGTTCATTGGGTTGCAGCGGCGGCACAATCAAATGGTATAGGTCTTGTGACGGGCAACAAACTTGGGAACACCAACCGCAACACGATGGGGCAACCTTCTTTTTCGTAAATGATGATTGCTGTTACCAAGCAATAAAGGATTGCCCGAACGGTTGTAATAATTATTCAAATGTTGATTGCGCTTCAGGTTGTGCGGGCGGCTGTAACGGTGCCCTTGGAGGTACAAGCTTGCCTTGTAAGTATAGGGTTTCTTCAGGAACCTACTGTACAGGCGGGACGCTGAAGCTTATAAAAACGGGTGTTGGTGTTGTTAGTTCAGTAGCCCTTACGGGTGCAAATACTTACCCTATTGATTTTGACATAACAAGCGACGGGTCATACTATGCTTCATTAGCTTGTAATGACGGTTGCCCTGATTACGTAGGGCCAACATTCACTTATACAGGTTGCGGGGGCGGCAATGATTGTAATTCAGTTCTTACGACTTCAGTTGTAGGGTGTACGATTACGGCAAACGTTACAAATTGCCCAAGCCCTGTTTATACATTCCTGAAGCCTGACGGGTCAGTAGCTTATTCAGGGCCAAATAATTCTTATACGGGTGATGTAGACGGCACTTGGTCAATAACAGCTTCAGGGTGTCCGAATTGCCCAACGCTAAATTCAACGGAAACCTTGGCGGGTTGCGGCGGTAATACTTGCAATTGTTCAGCTACCATAACAGAAACGCCTTGCGCAAACTTTACATTGAACCCTCAATCATGCACGGGTTATACAATACAATGGCAATTTAGAACAGGGGCGGGCCAAGCTTGGAATAATGTAGGTTCAGGCGGCCTTACATACCAAGGAAGCCAAAACGGGCAATACAGGGCCGTATTAAGTAAAGCGGGTTGCCCTAATGAAAACACCAACATAATAACAATTACTTGCTTCGGTACGGGTTGTGATTGTACGCCAACTATTACAGTTGATCAGAACGATTGCGAGATTGAATGGACGCTTTCAGGTTGTACAGGATTTACAACTATAATGCAGTTTCTAGGTTCAGGCGGGTGGGTTGACATTAGCACAAACCCGTCAAGCCCTTACACCCCGTCAAGTAATGGAACTTATAGGCTGAAGTTTACAAAGGCAAACTGTAATACTGTCTTCAGCGATCCAATTGAAATTACTTGTGTCGGCGGCGGGTGCCAGGTCGTAATTTCTGCAATGAACGTCGACCCTAATAATTGCAATAATGTTATTGTTGCATGGACAGGGGCGGGCGGTGACAACGTTACTGTTCAATGGACTAAGGCAACGGCTAATACAGCAAATTGTGACAATGCATCAGGTTGGCAAGTTCTGACAGGTGCAAGCAACACGGTACCCAATGCAGACGGTACAGGGTTTTCAAATATTGTACTTGGGCCTGATGATTGCAACACCTGTATAAGGGCAATCATAAACGCAAACGGCGAAGGGTGCGGTCAAACTGTTGGCAAGGTGTACGCCCCTTGCTGTTGTAATGACACCCCAACAATATCAGAACAAGGTATTGACGTAACTTATGACTTAAGGGTTTATGATCAGGCGGGCGTACAAGATAGGTATGATGAAGAAGGTGTTCAGAACCAATCTTACCCGAGGGCTTTGGGAATAGTAAAAGTGTTCAGGGACAACGTAGAAATTGAATCGACACCTTTTAGCGTCAATTGTACAACTATAAATATTAGAAGGCTTGTTTCGACAGGGTTTACACAACCGACGCCAGTAACGGGCGATTATTACGAAACAATACAGTTCGGGAAAAGTACAGACGATTCATTGTTTACTATTCCTTTGGCGCCAACGACAGCAACCTTGACAGGTGTTGCGGGTACTGTTGCAAGTAATGACTTAATCTTGGACACAAACGACCCAAGTATTCAACAAGACGCCTTAGACAAAGTAATTAGAAACCACGTCGGCACGTTGAACCTGTACACAAATTTACAAGTTGCAATTTCGCAAACTGTAAAGATGAGCTTCAGGACTGAATGTAGGCACAACGCAAATGACAATTATTGCGGCCTACAAGACGGCGCAATGGCAATGTCTTGGAATAGCCAAGGAACAAGTTTGTCCGTAAACGGCTTGGGCGGTATTAGGAGCGGGGAGCAAATATTGCTAAGTAGTAACGCAGCGTCTTGTGGCGGCTTAGCGACGAACCTATTAGTTGCAACGTCGAACATAACAATATCGGGGTCAAGCCATAATTTTGTAAATGTAACGACGCCAAACGCAGCGGCCACATATAACAACGCACCCGACCCAATTAGTCGGGTATGTTCTGAACATGAACTAACAGTAAGCGGCGAATGTACGGGGGCAACTTACCTTTGGTCAACAGGTGAAACGACAGAAACTATAACAGTTGCAAGCGGGGATTATTCAGTTGTCGTATCTTGCCCCGACGGTTGCACTTATACACTAAACATAACAGTATGACAATTAAAGTAAATTACGGGGTTGCTGACGCTAAAGGCGAAAAGGTAAGGGCTGAAACTATTACGTTCGAAAGTCGGGAGGCTTCATTCAATTCAGCGGTTTCAGTTGAAGCTTTTGATCAGGCCACCGCAAAACTAAACAGGGAAAAGGGGGAGTCAATTTATTATCTTGCGTTTGTAACACAAAAAGGCAAATGATGTACGTAGAATTTGAAAGGCTAATTTATTACCAATTCGTTTTAATTTATGGCGATTCTATGAAGTACGAAAAGGGCAAGGTTGGGGTTTACCAATTGATGATTAACAACTACTTAAAACAACAAGCTAATGGCAAAAAAATATATCTTGGTAGAAATAACCAAAGGTCGAATAATTGAATTGCGTAAGGTAAGCGAAGAAGAAAAGTTTGCAGTAAACAGCGGCAAGAAAGCCAACCAATATTTGTACGCCGCTGAAAGCATAAAAGAAGCAAGGGCAAACCTGAAGGCCCACAATGACGTAATTACCGAAGGGGTAAATAAGGTGAAGGAAAAACAAGTATTTGCCGCCCAAGCTGCAAGCGTAACGCCAACGCAAATTAAGCTTTGGGATTGGTCAAAGGTTACGTCAAAAGTAAAGAACCAACTTATAAAGGCCTACAAGGTTTTTGACTTCAGGGCTATATTTAAGATTCATAATGAACTGAAGCTTTCGCCCGTAAATTACTGTTGCGATTCTTACGAAGCTTGGGTAAAATACAATTTAGAAAAAGCGAACGCTGATGGAATACTACAATTGGGATAAAGTACCTGAAGACGAAAAGCAAAGGGTTTATGACGCTGTTGAAAACTACGATCTTGACGACTTGCTTGATATGTATTATGAATTCGAACTTGGTTCAATTCGCTATTGTTGCCCCTTTGATGGAATGTGGCAACATTTCAATGACGCCGTAGTCAAAAAACTAATATGAAAAAGGAAAGGAAAAGAATAGTAATGCTTGAATTCTTGAAGCGTTGCGGCTATGAAGGTGACGAAATTACACCGAAGGCTTGGAAGCTTTTAAGGCACGTAAATTACAAGTCGTTTATTGAACCGATGGTTATTGCTGACTTCAAAAGCAAACGAAACCCCAAGGGTATGACGGTTGGAAAACTAGCAATTAAGTACGGTATTAACATTGACCAAGTCAAGTACATTCTTTTCAAGAAAAACGCTAATTAGTGTAAATTGTCCACTTCAGAACAAGGGTAATGCTTACAAATGGGCCTCTTCAATATTACCTTTGACACCATGGATAAGATACTAAGACTGATTTCAGGGCAACAATTCGAGATTGCGGAAAATTGGGGCAAGTCCCAAATTAGCCGAATTTTAATAAACCAAGAACTAGGGGCAACCGAGGACTTCTTCAAGGAAGAAAAGGAAAAGTCACTTCAAATAGACGTCTTTTTCGAAGACAACTTTGCGGGTATTTATGACGAAATGGAAACTGTTAAGAAAGGTTCTATTGGCGTAATTACCATGAGCGGGGTAATGACAGCAAGCGGCGGTTGGTGCAATAAAGGCGCTGAACAGATTGCAAATGAATTCAGAATGTTGTACCGTGATAAGAATATTGCGGGGATCCTCTTTAAGGTAAATTCAGGCGGCGGTGAATCAGCGGCGGGTGACATTATCTTTAATGTAATTTCAGACAGGAACAAGCCCGTTCTTACTTACACAAACTTCTTAGGCTCGGCGGCTGTGAAAGGAACCCTTCCTTCAGATGAAATAATGGCCGCTTCAACTTCCACAGAAATTGGGTCTATTGGTACGCTAATTTCAATTAACAAAAAGTACGTTGAAAAGGCAAAGGAACAAGACCTTGACCTTTATTCAGAACTTAGCCCTGACAAAAACCAAGGTTGGCGTGAATTGAAGAACGGGAACAATCAGCCCCTTATTGATCGTGCCACGGCAATAGATGGCGAATTTATGAAGAAGGTGTCAAAGCATAGGACACTAAAAGGGGACAAGGCAACCCGTGACAAAACGCTTTCGGGCGGTTTGTTCATTGCAAAAGACGCAAAGAAAAGGGGCCTTATTGACAGTATTGGAACAATGAATTACGCCTTTAAGCGGCTTAATTCTCATATTAAATCATCTAAAAAATAATCATTATGTGGTTACAAAAAATTATTGCCCGCTTAAACAAAATCTACGGGGGTAATGAACAAACAGGGCTTGACGAAAATTCAAGCGAAGCTGACGTTGACAACTTCTTGGAAGGTGTTGAAGAAGCGCCAACGGTTGAACTATCCCAAGGGGTAATTGACCAAATTAATCAGTCTGTTGCGGCTTCACAAGCTGAAGCAATTACGACGGCGGTAACAAGTGCAATAACAGCACACTTTGAAGCTAACCCTTCTGAAGGTGTCACGGTTGAAGCAATGGGTACGGCAATAAGTAAAGCGCTCGAGCCTGTCAATAAATCCATAGAGGACAATCATACAGCGGCCCTTAAGGCTGTGAATGATGCCAAGCTTACGCCAACGGGCCAAGCTGCAAGTGGTGACGTTGCCCCTCCTTCTAAAAAGAAGATTGAAGGCGATGAAGGTAATACGGTACAAAAGGTTACGCTTGATGAACTTATGGGTTCGGGTGAGCTTGTCAGCCTTATTTAATAATTTTTCAAAATACATTTTATGCACACTTTAGACGGAGACTTCGGAAAAGCGATTTTTGAAGGAAACATGACAGGCGAAGGTGTTAAGTCGAACAACAAGTTCAGCTTACATACCAAGGCCGCCATTAATTTCTTCAGAAACATTTCTGTACTCAAAACAAACGTAGTCCTTAATTCCTTGGGGCTGTATTCATTCGGCAAAATGGGCCGAAACGGGGAGGTTAGATTCGCAAGCCTAAGAGCGCCAAAGCACTTGCTTAAGCCAAGGCAAAGCGGTTGTAATTGGAACCCAAAAGGAAACATCGATATGTCTTCAAATAGCTTCGACGTCGAGGGTATTGAATTCGAAGCCGAACAATGTCCTGACACCTTTTACGAAACTTGCTTTGAGCGGATTTACGGCACGGGCGTACAAGTAAAAGACTTGATGGCCACACCTGAAGGTAAGGCGCTTATGATGGAAGTCGTACAGCTAGTTTACCAAGGTTTAGGTAATTCATTCTATGACTTGGTAACTTATGCCAACCACCCTATTATCGAAGATGCTGACGCAAATGATTGGTATTCTGTTGATGACAAGGAATGGGCTGATTTCAAAGAACAGCAAAGTACTAGGAAGATTGCGGGCCACATGACAATTGTCGACAAGCTTGCCGCTGAACAAGGGCTTTCAAACCTGAACGTTGAAATTGACAGAAACGAAATTTCTGAAGATGGTAGGACGTACATTGGTGACGCAGCCGACTTATTCAAAAGGGTACTTGATAAGCAACCCGCTGAAATGAAACTTGCAAGCAAAAGGCCTGGGCTTCTTGGTAAGTCTATTCTTCTTGCATCGCCTTCAGTATTTGCCAAGTACGAACAAGACCTTATTGACGAACATGGTCAAGGTATACCTGAGGGCCTTTTCTATACTATGAATGCAAACTTCGCAAGGGTTGTAAACATGAACGCAACATTCAGCGAAGGCGTACTTAAGTACAAAGGCCACGTTGTTGTATGCATGGACGAATGGGGAGCGTTTGACACTATTACGGGAACCGTAACGCATAGGGTCATGGCTGCATCTCCTGGGGTGTTCGGTATTGGTTGGGACGTTCCTGACATTAGACAATTCAAGGGTATGGGTCTTAGAATGATCCAAAGGCTTGAAGCGCCTTATAAAGGTAAAATCTTCATGGACGCCAACTTCGATGTTGGTATGGGTCTTGTTAATGAAGAATTCATTGTAAACGCTGCCAAAACTTTAAGACCAAAGGCGGCCTAAAAATTAATCTATGTGTCAACTAATTGATTTGTCAGCGGCGGCCGAATGCGCAACTTCTGACGGTGGTATTTTCGAAATACAAGTTGTAGACGGTAATGAGATTGATAACGTAGTTTTTGACGCTGACGGGAATGTTACAAATATTGTAATGAAGAACACGGCGCAATGGAAAAACTACGAATTCGACGACGACGATTCAGCTTCGTACAACCAAAACGGTGAGCGGGCGAATAAGAAGATTACCGTAACGCAAACGACGTTTGTCAAGTTTGCGGGGGTTACGCCTGTGAAGATTCAGTTTGCCAACGGTATTAAGGACTGTTGTAAGCTTGTTTCAATCGCAAGGTTTAATTCAGGCGTTGGTCTTGTGCAAGGCGTCGAACCTTATAACGGAAGTTGGAGGTTCACCAAGCAAAAGGCAAAAGCGACGCCAAACGTTCTTTCTGACACAGGTGCAGGGGAGGACAGAATTGAAATAAATATTAACTCGGTAGGGTCACAATATAGCGCACCTATATTGCTTGACAAGGCCGCAATCTTAGCATTATAATGGCTGCAAAAAAGTATAGGCTTAAAGGCGCCCATTCAAGCAAGAAGGTAATGTTGGCTTCCTATAAAGGGAAAACCTACAACCTTGCGGGCAAAGAGTTCAAACAGAAAGTAAGTGCAACGGCTTCAAAGCCTGAACATGAACGAGTAATACCAGCTGCAACGGACGCTATTTTAGCGGCCTTGTATGAAGGTAAGGAACACGGCGATTGGTCAAACATAATTGAACCAATCGAGGAAGCGGTAAAATAATTTTTGAATCAAGAAAGTATTAGGTAATGGCAGAACAAGCCCACCCAATGCGAGATCACAATAAGAATAGCTCCGAGGGGGGCTATTCTTTTAATTTCGCAAGGATTAAGAATCCAATAACGGAACAAATAAAAGACACCGACGACCTTCGTGAAGGGTTACACGGGTATAAACTTATTCCTTATTCAGGTGAAGATGACGCCACATCTGATTCGCTTCAAAAATTATTCAATAAGCTTAGATTCATAAGCAAGACTTTGGGGGCCTGTTGGTTCAGTATTAAGTCTTTTGCCTTGGGTTCAAAGCTTGGTATTATTTCACGAGAAGACCCTGACTTTGATTACGGTGACGAAGAAGTAGTTATTGACCCCGCTATAAAAAGAAAGTTCAAAGAAGAAGTTCTTGATAAAATCAAGTACGGTAAAAACTTAGGGGCGAAGCGTATTGCTGAAAACTGTTTTGATGATCACTTCGACAACGGCAACTATTGGCTTGAAGTAGTGCTTTCATCAACGGGCGAAGTGAAGGGCGCCTTAATCGATTACCACCATAGCGAAACGGTCAAGAAGGCCGTGACCGACAAGGGTATTGAAGTAGCTGTAATTTCAAAGAAGTTTGAACTTAGTTACTTGACACAAAAGCCGCCAAGGGTATTACCATTGGCGCCCAATGCTTACAAGCAAGAAGATGGAACTGTTAGGACTATGATTCATTGTAAGAATGGAAATTTCGAACACTACGGTAGGCCCGTTTATATTGGTGCATTCTTGCCCGCTTTTAGGCAATACCAAGACGACGACTACCTTATAAAAATTGCTGACAAAATGTTTGTCGGTCAAGGTGTTCTTGAATACGAAAGCGACGACCCCGAGTTTGACGATACTGAAGACAATAATAATGTTGAACGTGATGAAGAGGACGGGCTTATAAATAAAATTGAAAAGAATTTTACCGCTGAAGGTAATGTTCACCAATCTATACTTGTAATGGAAAGGCCCAAGGGTTCAACACCTTTCAAGTATGAACAAATTAAGGCTAACCTGAATGAAAACTTTTTTGAAAAACAAGGGGGTTCACATTCAAAAGCGATCTTTGAAAACTTGGGTTATTCTGAACGCCTTCTTGGTAATAATGTTGGAGGGGCTTTTGCCGCTGATTCATTTATTTCAGAATTGAAAATTAAAGACAAAGGGGTTCTTCGGTTTTACCGTGAAAAATCTGTTGAAGGTTTGAACCAAGCGCTTCTTATAATTGACAACTTCCTTACAGGGGGTCAGTATTCATTTCTTTCAGTTGCTTTTAAGCCGCTGTTTGAAGGTGAAGACCAACTTAAGACAGATGAAACCAAGAAGGTAATTGAAACGATCGGTATAGGCGTAAGGGCGGGGGTAATTACCCCGACTAAACAGCTTGAAGATTATGTTCGTAATTTAGTTAAGCTTCCTGAAATGGCGGCTGAAGCAATTGCCGCTTGGTCTGATGATAAGAATGTAAGACGGCCTATTACTTTGAAGGGCCAAGACGACATTGAACAGCAAGCCTTAATTGACAAAAACAAGCTTCAAGATGAATAAAAGAATTTGTACACCCCATGAGGTGAAAAAGTACAGCCCCGCCGACGAAGCATATTCAACGGCTGACGTTTGCCCTAATATAAGTCGGGTTGAAAGGGTTGCCTTTTCAAAATGTTGGTTGGGCCTTGACAAGTACGATGAAATTGTTGCTGACTTGAATGAAACGGATTTACCAATCTATGAAGTAAAGGCCTATTCAAAAGGGGACGGGGTGACGTATAACGGTGTACAATATACTTCTGACGTAGACATTAACACAAAGACACCCGACGACGGCGATTGGACTATTACAAGAAAGTTCAAGTCTGACGAAATACAAGCCTTGTGGGATGAAGGCGGCCTTAAAGAATGGCTTGCTTTTTTGATCTTTCATAGTTCAGTAAAGTTTAGTCATTTCAAGTCTTCAGCAAATGGAACAACTAAGGCGGGCGATACGGACGGACGGTCTAAGATTACCCACGAAGAATTTGTTGAATACAAAAGGGGCATCAAGTTTGCCGCAAATGATTCATTAGAATTGTTGTATGAATACATGAAAAGGGCGGGAATATTACCGTCAAGTTCTTCTTCTGATTGCGGTTGCGGTGACTAACAAGGCAAAGAATAGCAACTTGCGAAGGTTGCCCTTCCTACAATAAAGCAAAGGGAAAATGTAGGTTTTGCGGTTGTTATATTGAAATAAAAGCGGAGATGAAAAGCAACTACAACCCCAAGAAAGGTATGAGGGTTGAAGTGACACATTGCCCGCTTTCACATTGGCCTGATTCGGATTTGGCAATAGTAAACCATTACCGAAGGCTTGACGGCTTGCCGTTACTTAAATAGTATTTTTTAACCATTAAATTTATAGATTATGTCGGTGAAGAAACTCGCTAATCCAAACCAAAACGCAGCAAATTTGCTGAAGACCCACACCTCAGAAATGGGATGCTGTGACGGCGAAAACCTAAGTACTAAGAAGTACGAACTTGAAGTTGACTATACCAAAGCCATTACATCGGTGACGGTAAAGATCGACGGGGTAAATACTGAATTACCTATTGGCCTACCTATCAATTCAACAAAGAAGCAACTAAGGGAAGCCTTGGCGGCGGCGTTGATGACGAAAGGTTTTGACCCTTACTTTGGATCAGACAATTACAGGGGCATCAGTACTGAAGGAAATGTTCTTTCAGTCATTGGTGAAGCTGAACTTGTCAACTTGAAGAATACAGCAACCAAAGCCTTCACGGTACTTGGTACGCCTTCAAGAATCATCAAGACAAGGTGGACGGTTGCAGAATCTACAGCTTTCGGTGACCTTCTTAATGAAGGCGAAGCGGCGGCGACTTCTGTTGGCGTTGCAGCGGGGTATACAGACGGGGACGAAGCGGCTGTTGTTACGGCAATGAAAACAGCTTTGACAGCCCAAAACGTAGTTCACAATAAAGTGACTGCAAGCCTTGAAAACGGTATTTGGACGGTCGACGTTTATGCTGTTCCTGAAAGTTATAAGCTTACGCTGAATGACGTACAGGGTAACAGGGTTGACGCATTCCCAGGCTTCATTGCCTAATTATTCAAATTCTAAATCATATCAAATGAGAAGCTTAATAATGCTCTTATTGGTTATGACTTTAAGCGTTAGTGCAGGGGCACAAAGCCCCTGTACTAATTGCCTTATAAAAGTCGAATCAATAGGTAACCAAATAAAGGTTACTGAAATACAGACCCAAAGGGAATTTTACTATACAGAAGCTATTTCTTCAGATTGCGTACAAGGGCTTTCTGTTCTTTCCAATGCAAGGGACGAAAGGACTATACTTGCAAAAAGAACTTCGCCAAGGTTGTCGGGCGCTCAATTGTGCGCTTTGATCAATACAGCCTTAAGTTATTCAGGCGGCGGCGGTGGAGGCGGTACAACAACAGTACCCAACCCGATAGGCGTAGTGACTTCAGGAGCCGACAAGGTTGCTATTGAAATACCCCCTGACGAAAAAATTAAGGTTGAAACAGAACCTACGGACACGCTTAATGTAAGGGCAAGAATTATAAACGCCCCTGTTTCAAGTGTCACCGTTGGGCGGTCTAATATGGATCGTGAAATTACAACTACAGTATACGGTTTTGACGAGGACTTATATGAATACATTTACATTTACAATTCAGGAACAACGACCGTCAATATCGATGTCAATGGTTCAGGGTCAAGGCCGTTCAGGGCGGGCGAATTTTATGAATTTAGGGCCTACTATAACATTGAAAAAAACACCTATTATTATAATTCAACTATCAATTTAGACGCTACAGGCGGCGAATGTATTGTTAGTACAACACTAAAGTAAGATGAAGAAGATAGCATTACTTTTGGCCTTTGTTCTTTGTTCTGTTTTTGGACATTCACAAGGAAGGGGCGGGTTCCTAGCAAACCCGAATTCTATTGCTGAAAAGGTTGAACCAACCGAAACCGACGCACTAAACAACATGGCCCAATATAAGGAGGGCCAATTTGTGTTTGTAGAAAACGACGCTACCCAAGGCGGCGGTTGGTCAATCTACAGAAAAACAGGCGTAGCAATGAACCTGATTGCATCTAATCAGATGCAGCTTACTAATGAAAAAGGTGAAGCTGAAGGTTACGCACCGCTTGGGCCTAACGTTAAGGTTCCTGACAACTTTATAAATTATAGCTTTGATTCTACTGTTGTAAGTAGCAACAACAACATTTTCACTTACAGGCGGGGCGTACAGGTAGCGCAGTACACAACTGTAACCGACAGCCTTGAAAAGCTACGACAAGACCTTGACCTATTAGAACCTATTGACGAAGACGACTTTGTAAGTGATAGCGACACAAGGGCGCCAACACAACAAAGCGCACACAGGTACATCGATAGAAGGGATTCGTACCTGTCACAACTTGGGAACATTAGGAAAGGAATGACTATCAGGTTCAACCCAGGGAACACAAGGACGGTAAGAATGGACGGCGGTACTTTCTTGGATTGGGACGTAATGCGACGGTAATAACGAATAAAGAATATGAATCAAACGGGGCTGTTTCGTCGACAATTTTAGGCCGAGAATTAGCACACCGATTGTATATAAACCCGTTGACAGGCGACAAGAAATTACTGTTGGCGCAACACCAATGGAATACAGCCGCCGAACTATTACAAAAAATACAAACTGAAGAAATTATTGTACCCGCCGAATTGGCAAGCTATGAATATGTGGGCGCAATATTAGTTTCTGAAACTAGCGCCAATTATCAAGACGGTAACAATTCGGGTATTGCAGCGGGTACATGGGCGGCCACAACCAAAGAAAAAGTTTACCCGATTGAAATACCATTTAGGCAAACGCTTAATAAGGGTACTGACCCCGTCGATTGGATGGCCCTTGATATGCCTGAAAATATGCTTATTTCTTTTTACAATTCGTCAGCCGATGTAAATAGAACATTGACTTGGGATCAAAATTTATACACAGGTCGGGTAAGTATAATGCAAGTATTGAAATACTTGTTTTCCAAGACAGTAAAATAACCTCATACAACACCATTGCAGATGCAAACGGGACAGAACATTCGCACAATGTAACTTTGTCCATAGGGAACGGGGGCGGCGTTTGGAATAGAATAAACGGCGTAAATAACGCAGAATTCAACGGCGAAGATGACGCCAATTGGTCAAGGGCTGACGCCAAGGGCCACAAACATACAGTACTTGAAAAAATACGGGTAGGGGTTGCAAGTGCGGGCACTAATGCAGGGTCTACGGTAAACATTTCTTTCACGGACATAGACGGGGTACCTTACCCGAATTCTGACTTTATAGCTACAAGTGATTTTATCCAAGTTTCGGGGGCCGCTGATAACGTATCATTTACGGACAAGGTTTGGACAGGTACCGAAATAATAGGAAGGAACAAAAGCGGTTTCATAGACTTTTATTATGTTGGCGACAATGCTAATGGTTCAGGTTCAATAATTGGCGGCGGTTCTAACAACGGGGTTGTTTCGGGTGACGTTATTTATTCGTTTTACGGCACGGACTATACAGAAGAATTTACTTCTAGCGGGGCGGTAACAAATGTTGAATGGGTAACCAATGAAGCCGCTGAACCTATACAAGGTGAAAGTGTAGCCCCGACTTTATTTGTAGGTAATAGATTGCCATGGAATAAGAAGGGCCCCGTACCTGATTACTTACACCCTTTGGACGGTATTGAACGGGATATTACAGACGCTTCATTTGACCCGTTGTGGTCGGAAATACAAACAGGCGACCTTACATTAGTTGAATCGTTCAGGGAGGACGGCGGCAACAGGTATTACACGACTAAAGACTATAACGGTCAAAACCGTTACCCTAAGCCGTCTAATATTGCGGGTGTTGAAGGTGAATATAAAACCGCTGTTGGCGGGTTGGGTATGCAAGGTGATGGAGGCCATAGACATAGAATGGCTTACGCAAACGGTAATACTGTCCAAGCAAGTGACATAAGGGTGAAAGGTTTTAAAAGTGCTGACAACCTTTGGAAGTGGAGCTTCTTAGGTTATTCAGGTGCAGATGTGACAGACACAGAACCCGACCACACCCACGTTATGACTTCAACCGACGACGTCACAGAACCAAGACACTTTACTGAAGTACTTTGTATAATAGCAAAGCCTTTCGTTGTCAGCGGTGATGTGATCATTAATGAAGTCATAACTGATGAGCGAGAAAAGGACTATGCATTTATGCGTCTTTTCAGTAGCAATACTGCGGCTTGGGCCACGGGATCAGAACCAACTCAAGGAAGAATTGCACAAGTAGGCAACTTGCCATCATTCACATTGACGGATGGAATGTTTGACATAACATTAAGCATATCAGGGAACTCATTAGGCACTAGGGAATACGCAATTTTTGAAGATGGGGTACTCAGAGAAGGCGGTGGTGTTTCCAGTGCAGGATCAAGTTCTGACAATGATGCGTCACACGCTGAAGCCCGAATAGACGCAAGGGGAAAGACGGTGACTATCACTCACAATTACGACGGCAGTTATGAGGGAGCGAACAACTCTTGGTTTAAGATTGAAGAAGTAGGAACGAAAATAACCCAAGTTGTCAACGAAGTAACCCACTCCAAAGTAGGGAATGTAAATGTCAGGGAGTCGGCAGACGGCTATGTGAAAATGTGGGGGCGAAGTTCA